ATGCCGACGCGTCGTAGCCAGGGAGACGGAAGCCTTTACCGGGCAGCAAATGGCCTCTGGCGGGCAGCCGTCACGCTCCCTTCGGTCGACGGAAAGCGTCGGCGCAAAGTGGTCTCGTCAGCGCAAAAGACCGTCGCCATGGCCAAATTGCGAACTCTGCGTAAGGAAGTCGCTGAGGGGCGCGCCGCGGTGACCGGATCCACCACAGTCGGCCGATGGCTACGAAAGTGGATCGAAGAGATTCACGGACCCTCACTGCGGCCGAAGGCATACACCGATTACGAGAGCATCATTCGCCTACACATCACTCCAGTGATCGGCCACAAGCGCCTGGACGTGCTCACCGCAGAAGACGTGCGGGCGATGTACCGGGAAATGCAGAAGACGTCCACGCGTACGGCAGCGCAGTCACACATCATCCTGCGCAAGGCAATTGGCGACGCCATGAAGGAGGGCATCCTCGGCAAAAACGTCACCGACGCGGTGGCCAAGCCGAAACACACCCCAACCCCGCCCGAACCTCTTGACGCCGAGCAGTGCAAGGCTCTGCTGCGCTCGTGTATTGACGCCGGGGATCCACTGGCGCCGCTATGGGCCACTGCATTCCTCACGGCCCCGAGGCCCGGTGAGCTGCTGGGCATCGAGCTCGATCGCACCGACCTAGATCACGGTATCTTCGAACTGTCCTGGCAACTGCAACAGCTCAATCGACAGAGACACGGGTGCGGCGATGGGACCGCTGACAGCTGGCCGTGTGGGAAGATTCGCGCAGCAGCCTGCCCAAAGCGCCACTGGGACATGCCACCTGGCTTCGAATTCCGCCCTCTCTATCGGTCGTTAGTGTTGACTCGACCCAAGACCAAGACGGGCACCCGGATCGTCCCGATACCCGCCCCGCTGTGGGCGATGCTCAATGTGCACGTCGAAAATATGAAGGGCCCCAACCCATACAACCTGTTGTGGCACCACATAGACGGTCGGCCGATCTCTCCGCGCGAACACCACACGCTCTGGAAGGCCGCACTGGACCGTGCCGGCCTGCCGGACGCTCCCCCGTACGTCAGCAGACACACCACGGCGACGCTGTTGTCCCAATCCGATGTGCCAGAAGAGATTCGGATGCAGATCATGGGACAGTCGTCAGTGGTGGCGCATCGCGGATACACGCATATCGACCAGACTCAGACGCGCAAGGCCCTCGCCAATCTCGATCACCTGCTGGCCTAGAACGACGAACGACCCGGCTCCAGCGGAAGGAACCGGGGCGCTGTCGACCACGGTGGACCAGTGCCGTGGAACTGTGCCGCTTCACCCCATAGAGGGGAACGTCCCCAAGCGGCCTATCGAATAGACTCCGTGAGCAACTATCGGGGGAAGGTCGCGATGAAAACACGTGGAGCTGAACGCGCCCGGGAGCGCGCGGAGCTGAAGGCCGCATACGAAGCTGGTACGAGCATTCGCACGCTGGCGGCAGCACATGGACACTCCTACGGGTACGTCCATGACGCATTGACTGAAACGGGTACTCAGTTGCGCGGGCGCGGTGGGCCCAACAACCGCAACCCGCTTCCCATTGCAGCCGACAAGCTGGGCCAGCCTCAAGCCAGAGTGGTATCCGACGCGCTGCCGATTGACTGGTCTTGCATGGATTGTGGGGCCGACACTGACAACGTCGACGGCCTTGGCCGCGATGAGTACTACATGCTCCATCACGATCTGTGGCTCGAGATCAATCCCAACGATGCTGGCCACCTGTGCATCGGATGCGTCGAAAATCGACTGGGCCGACGGCTAATTCGAGCGGACTTCACCGATGCACCCGTCAACACCAACCCACGAAGGGCAAGCGCGCGGTTGATGTCGCGACTCGCGCATCCGGATTAGGCCCGGATTACACCTCATCGAGCAGTTCGGGCGGTAGGGGCGGTGGCGGGGCGCCCGGCACGTGGTGTGTCGCCCAGCTCATCCACTCGCGGATATGCCGCACGGCAGCCCGAAGCTTGGTACGGAATTCGTCACGCTCCTTTTCCACTGCCTGTAGTCGGGTCTCCAGGTCACGGACCTTGCGTGATGTGAGTGCCTGCCACCCGGCCAGGCCGACACCGAACGCACCCCCGATGGCTTGGATGAGTTCGGGGGTCACTCGACCGACCTTCCGTTGGCGCCGACGGTGAGCCTCACCGGGTGGCCGCCCGGATCACGTCATCGATCAGCGAGCCGCCCTGTGCCGGAATGCCCGGAAGATCGAGCTTGACCGGGGCGGACACAGGAGGGTTGACCCCTATGGTCTTACGCACCTCGTCAGCTGCCGCGGAAGCAGCGCTGCCGATATCGCTGAGCTTGCCCAGGGCGTCGTTGTACATCGAGTCCAGATGCTTACCAACAGCATCGGCCTGGACGATTGCGTCGGTGAGGCTGGTGGTCACGTCAGCGACGGCGGGGGTGGCGTCGGCCTTGACCGGATGGCTGAAGAGTGCGCCGGCCGCCACGACGCCGGAGCCGATCGCAGTCATCCAGCCGCCGAGGTCGAGTGTGGATAGGTCACCGCCCTGGGCGACGGTGGCCACTGCGCCGGCGAAGGCGATGCCGAATGCGCCGACGGCCTTGAGGATTGTGTTCGGGGTGTACTTCATGAGCGTGCTCCGTTCTGTGCGAGGAACTGCTGCAGGACAGCGGGATTGGATTGTTTGATCTCGTTGAGAACCGATTTGGCCTGATTGACGGGACCGGCGGCTGTGCCGTATTTGCCTTGCCCGGCCGCGGTGCGGGCTACGCGCCGGATGGCGTCCGGCTCACCCAAGCGGGCTTGATTCTCGACGTACGGCTCGTGGGGACCGTGGGCGTCGAGAGCACGAATCATGTCGACGATCGGCACGTCGGGCTCGCCCGGGTCGGCATAGATCGACAGTGAAGGGACGGCGAGATTGGACATCAGTAACTCCTCTATGGGATCGATGGGGGTGGAGGGGTTGAGCAGTGAGAGCAGCTGGTCGCCCAGCGACAGGCAGCGGTTGTAGCGGGCAGTGCGATCGGGCATACCGTTCGGGGTGTCTACCCAGCCGTTGACGCAACGGGAGACGGCGAGAATGTCTCCGGCGTCGGCGAATCCGTTGATTTGACCGGGGCGGGGTCCGCCGTAGAGCCAGTACCAGGACGCGGCCAGGAATCCCCACTTCGGTTCCTCGACTAGCTCAGGCTGGTTGACGAACAGTTCGGAGTCAGCGACGTATCCCCTTGTCTTGCACCACTGCCCGAACTTGCGATAGTTGCTCTGCCAGGTCAGTTGGATCGGACCGCGCCCGCGGTATCGGGTGCGATCCCAGCTCCAATCTGGGCCGCTGGTCTGAATCTCGGCCATGTATCGCAGGCCCGAAGACTCATGGCCGACCTGGCTGCACCATGCCGCCGCCCGCAGAACCGTGGTGATCTCGGCGGCCCGCATCGCCTCTGCGAAGTGTGGGAGGTAGGCGGCGAGCTGATCGTGGCCGACGATCGTCGGCGCCATGGCGAGGGACAGCACCTGCACACCGTCGGGTTCGGTGTCGCGATCCACGATCGGTCCGGGTAGGTAGTGCCAGTCATTAGCGTAGCCGGTGTCGTACACCGAGCGGGCGCGGCTACCGGTCACGCATCCGTCGGAGCCGTTGGACTCCATACGTATTCCGTCGACCTCACACCACATGTGACTGTTGGCTCCACCGCCGGGTCCGTGGTGGATGGCGATCTTTACCGCGGCGTCCGCGGGAAAGTCGTTGGGTGAGGCGACGCAGATGGTGTTGAAGATGGTGCCCATTTCGCCGACGTCGATCGGCCGCCAGCTTTCGGTGGACATGCCGTGTCTAGACCAGGCCATCGCAGTGCCGTTGATGGCCGCATCCAGCTCGTCGATGACGAGGCCGGAGCAGTCCGTTCCAACGCTGCGGTCAAAGGGATTCCAGTTCCCGCCGTACACATAGTCATTGCCAACGCGGTCTGTGAAGATCCGCTTGGCGAACTCGATGTTCGTGCGTGTAGCGCTCATCTGTCCTCGCCATCCCCTAGTAGCCACGAGGCTGGAATGAGGTGGGGTTTCAGATCCTTGACGACACGTGCCTTGAGCCGGTCGTACATCCGATCGGCGACGTAGTGGATCAGTGAATCAGGCAGATTGCGTAGCCATTTCACCGTGTGTACTTCCTTTCGATGCGTGGGTCGATTTCCTGGGCGTAGGACGAGAGCCGGTCGGAGGCCCACCACCCGAGACGGAATGCGGCAGCGCCGATGGTCAGGCACAGGGCGACCACCGCGAGCAGCTGGCGGAGCATCATTGCCCGCCCTTGTATCGGGTCTTGGGAGTGATGTCGATGTTTACGGGGCTGCCGCCCACGGTGATTGGTGTATCGAGGGCATGGCCGCGCAGATAAGTCGAGCCGTTGAAGATGGCGTAATGACTGACCACTGTCGAGGCAGGGATTTGCAGGGTGCCCGCCGAGCCTTGGGATACCGCGTAGCCGGCGTCTCCGCCGCTGCCATCTGTTGCAGTCGGCCATGTGGTGTTGAACGATGCAGGCGTAGAGGCAATCACGTTGGCGGCGCTGGTCCCGGTGCCGGGGTCGCCGCTGCAGGGCTTGATGGTGTTGCCGGCCGCTGCGATTGCGTTGCAGATAGCGATCTGATGAGCTGATGTGGCTCCCATGTTCTCCTCCTATTGCCGATTACTGATATGCGCGGCACCAGGCACCGCCCGGTGCGCCCGCACCACCGGTGTTGCCGTTGAACGCGTTTCCCGTTCCGCCGTTGCCGCCACCGCCCGGTGGATTGCCCGCTGCCTGCGCGGTGGCCTGGACGGCGCCGCCGTTGTAGAGCTGTCCGTTGTAGGTGTGGGTGCCGGGCGAGGCCCCGTTGCGGGTGCTACCGAACTGGTCTCCGGTGCCGCCTGTCGCGGATAGCCCGGCCGCCCAGCCAGACCCAGTGGCGGTGACGGTGCCGCCGCCTGCGCCCTTGTTTCCCGACGTGCCGCCCGCCGTGGCGGCCGGAATGATGATCGTGAGCGTTGCCGTGGTCCAGGGAATATCGACGCCGCGCTCGATGGTGATGTGTGTCCAGCTGCCAGCGTTTCCGCCACCACCGGTCACGAACCCGGCGAACCCACCGCCACCGCCGTTGCCACCGCCAACAAGGATGATGTCGATGTACCGGCACCATGACGGGATGTTGTAGGTGATCGTGCCCGGCGCTGACCACGACTGGGTATCGGGCGCGTGCGGGCTGAACACCGCGGTGGCGCCGTCATATCCGCCGCCGGTGTCCAACCCCGTCAGGTGGGCAACCAGGGTCGCTGTGTCGTAGCCCTGCCCGAATTCGCTGCCCGTCAGGTGGGCGAGCAATGCCACGCTGTCGTAACCGATTCCGTCGTCAGTGCCGGTCAGGAAATACTTGAGCATGGCCGTGGCCGAGTCCCCGCCGATACCTGTGTCCGTGCCGGTCAGGTGAGCGAGCATCGCTGCCGAATCGAACCCGAGCCCGTCCCCTCGTCCGGCCAAATGAGCCAGAAGCGCAGCGCTGTCGTAGCCGCCTCCCGACTCGGTGGCAAGCAGATGGCCTAGCAGGGTTGCCGAGTCCTCGCCGATGCCCGCGTCGGTCGCGAAGGCACGCGGTACCCAGTGCCATGCCCCTGTCGTGTTTCTTGGTGGCACCAGTTGATTTGGGGACCACTGACCGCCCGATCGCCGTGGGGGGACGGTCGGGTTGGGTGACCAGGGCATCGGCTAGCCCATCTTGTAGATGCCGAGCAGGCCCGGCGCGGTCCCAGTGAGCGTGAAGACGGCATTGCCTGACCGCGACGACGAGCCGGTGTTTTTCAGCGTGACCGTGTATCCGAGTTGGATCACGTCGCCGGCGCCCAGCCGCAGGAACGCGGGCACTGGCACGCCGGTGTGGCCGGTCACGCTCCAACTGCCGGTGTCGGTGTTGGCGGTTCCGTCGAGCAGCTTGTAGTCGCCTTCCAGCGTGATGTGGTTGACCGTGTTGATCACAACGTCGAGCGCTGAGGCCGAGGGTTCGATGGCGGTACCGGCTGACCATGTCCAGGCGGGGTCGCGGTGCTCGACGTAGTACAACCCCGAGGTGTTGACGATGATGGTGCCGTTGGCCGTATTGGCCACCATGTCATCGGAGCTGAACCCGATCACGCCGAACGCGCCGCCGCCCCAGGCGCCGGTTACCGTGACGGAGCCGTTGCCAGGCAATGAGTAGGGATGCGTCGGCCCTGCGGTATTGGCCGCGCCGACCGCACGCTGTAACCGAGCGCCGCTGTAGTTGGTGGCCTTGGCGTAGAAGTCGCCCAGGAACACCGACGCCAGCCGCAGCGAGTCGTACTGGTAGCTGCCCGAAAACCAGCCGCCGCTAGAGGTTTTGCGCATCATGACGATGGCGCCGCCGTAGCGGTTGGATGCACCTGTGGTCACGGTGGCATCGGTGGCGGTGGCCTTGACATCGCCGCCCACATCGAGCACCCAGTTGTTGGTCTTGCGGTACGCGGTGACCGCGATGCCCTGCCCCAGCTGGCCAGACCACGACATGAACGGGGACGCAAACGTGAACACTGCCCCTGAGCGCGTGTACTTGCCGACCTGTACCGAGTTGCCGTTGACCCCCAGATATGCACCTGTGGAGTTGGTGCTATCGGAGCTGAACAGGGTGTAGGTGGCAATGGAATTGAGGCCACCGGCATCACCGATGACGACCGTGGTCTGTACGTCGTCGGTGGTCGTCTGCTTGTTGCAGGTGACGTAGTAGGTGCCGTCGGGCTTGGAGGCGTCTATACCGCAGTAGCCGTTGGCTGTTCGGATCTTGAGGTCAGAGCCGGTGAACTCGGCGGGCAGCGCCGCACCGTCGGATCCGCCGAATGTGGTGATGTAACTGGCCAGCCCAGCCGGTGAGGTTGCCTGGTTGCGCTGAATTTGTGCCTGGATCGCCGATGTCGCCGCTGCCGCCTGCGCGGACATCTGCTGTAGGTAGATCGCCTGGTTCTTGGCGTCGTTGTTGGTGAATGTGGATCCGACAGCGCCCATTCCGGCCGTCAGCGCATCGCGCACCGCAGCAACACCGGACACAAGATCTGAGATGGTGCCCGTGATGGCGTTCCCGTCGAGGCTGCCGCCCGTGGTCAGTTTCTGCGTCTTGTTCTGGTTCAGGCCAAACCAGTCTTTGAAGTCCTGCACGATGCTGTTGACGGGCGTAACGACCAGCCCGTTGATGACGTCTCTGATCTGATTCAGAACCGTTTGGATGATCACCAGACCGGAGACTTGCGCTTGTTGGATCAGTCCCTCGATCTCCGAGGCGGTGATCTTGCCGTCCGCGGTGATGGCCTGTAGGCGGGCCTCGATATTGGCTGCCTCGGAATTCACCACCCCGCCGATGGCGTCGACCATCTCGCGCAGATCTTTGACCAGTCCGAGGTCGAGAAGGTTCGACGCCCACGCCGACGCATTGGAAAAACGGAAGGTTCCGGCGGTCGCCCCACTATCGAGGATCAGCAGCTCGGACACGTGCGCCACCCCAGCGGGCACGGGCCATTTGTCTTGCACCGGAACCCATTGCCAGCCGTGATCACCGGCGGGTTGCAGGGTGCCGCGGATGACATCGGTCATCGCGTTGCCAGCAGAGTCGAATGGGGTGAAGCCGACCTTGACCGGGTTCGATCCGGCGGTGGCGGTGGCGCCGGTCCATTGCGCGGCCGCGCGTAGTTCCAGTGTTTGGCCTGGGGATACCGGGAAGGGTTCCGAGCGCATCACCTGCTGGGTGCCGTTGGCGCTCGCGCGGATTGAGCCACCCGAGATGAACCCGGGCATCACCGAATCCCAGGACCAATACGGGTTACCAGTGACGCTGTCGGCGGTCAGGAACTCCCCGGAGCCGCCGATGAGGTCCTGCACGACGTTGGCTATCCATGAGATGGGGATGACGCCCTTGAAAATCTGTCCGGCGGCCTTGCCGATTGCGGTGAGGATCGATCCGGGGTTGGACAGATCGATGCCCTGCAGGGCATTGCGGATGCCGAGGGCCCAGGTGCCGAGGTCTGATTCGTCGCCGTCCTCGACGCCGGTGATGAGTTCGATGAGGTCATCGAGGATCGGGACCTTCTTGAGCTCGGCGAGGATGCGTTCGATGTTCTCGTGTGGGTCGGCGCTGATCAGCCAGGTTTGTGGATTAATGCCAAGCAGACGTGCCGCCAGGGACGCGATGATCGCCAAGCTGATGGACACCGGTTGTCCGGGGGTGCCCCGCAGCATGAGTCCGCCGAATGCCGCGTCGGAGGCGCCCTTCCAGCCCTGCGATGCCTTGATGTCCGATTTGAGGCGGCCCTCGATCGTGGCCTGTAGACGCTGCTGCAAGTCGGCGACGGTGTCCCCATGGGAGTTATCGCCGGTAATGCCGAAGCGTGCATTCGGGTTGATCGATCCGGGTCCGCCAGGGGTTGTCACTCAAAATCCTGCGGGCGCGACGCGGCGATCTGCTCTTCGGTGCGCTTGATCATGTCGGGGAACTGTGCGCGGATTTCGGCGATCAGGAGCTGCTTGTCCTTCTCGGTCTGGGCGGCTTCCATCTTGTCGGCGAGCTCGGCCAGGCTGGGTTGTACCTGCCCCATGCTGCGCAACAGCGCGATGGGGTCGGTGGTCGTGGCCGCCTTGCTCACCAGCCGCTGTGGTGCGTGGTTGCCCCAGTTCGCCGGGCCTTCGGTCTCCAGGGTTTTGGTGGCCAGCTCGGGGTGGATGCGCACTCCCAGGCTGTAGAGGCCATTGGCCACAGGTCCGCGGGCGGGCGCGGCTAGGAACCACAGCGCCTTGGCCAGCTGTTCGCATTGGCGGGCTTGCTCGAGATCAGGCATTGTCCAGCGCCTCCCATCCGGTCACCTGGGGTCCGGTGACATTGACGATGACCAGATCGCCGCCGTCCCAGACGAATCCGGCATAGCGATAGCCCGGACCGTGAGGCACCAGATCCGCGGTGTCGACCCAGGGCTCGCCCAGTGGGGTGGTGTCGGTGCCCTTGCGCACAAGGAGCGTCTTGGTGAGGTTGGAGTACTCGATCCAGTAGTCGTTCCCGTTGACGACGGTGTGGCTCACCGCGGCGCCCTGATAGGTCATCTGAGTGGGTGAGGATCCGACCGCGAGGTGAATCTTGTTGTTGCTCGTGATGATCGGGTCGGACTCGAACTGAACCGCCAGGTAGCTGGTGAACCATTTGTCGGCGCACACCACCACGCTGGTCTTGCCCGCGTTGGGGTTGAGTAGTCGGACATGGATTTTGACCGAGTCTGAGCCGAACGGCTCGTAGTACCGCATCGCGGCCTTGCCCTGGGAGAAGAACGCGACATCCGGGCCGACACCGTTGGGCAAGGACTGTGCGGAGTTGTCCCACACCTTGACTCGGCCATAGATGGGCTCCCATACCGAGCGCAACCCCAGGGTCGGGAAGTAGTCCTGAAACTTGCGCGGTGTCGAGGAGATGGTGCTCGCGGGTGCGTCGAAGAACTGGGCTTCTTTGCGGATCACCTTGCCGTGCCGGATCATCACCGGGCCCTCGGCGGTGTCGAGGAAAATCTCGAAGTTGGCGCCCGCGGGGATCGGGTCCATGACTGCCGGTGCGGCCATGAAGTTGATCATCTCGGCGGCCACGGTGCCATCGACCGTCAGGAGCGCTCCGCCCGCGGTGTCGTAGAACACCGCACGAGCCGTCGCGCCGTCGGGCCAGGGCATGTTCCATTCGGCCACCAAGGGTGGTGACCAGTCCCAGGGCTGGGGTTTCCAGATACTTCCGCGCGAGAGTACGAGCGCGGTTGCCAGGTTCTGCATTTAATCCCCTTGTCCTACTGCCATTTTCAGGACACCAAATGAAAGCCGATGTCGGCGATACGGTCGAGTGCGTTCTTGAGCATTTGCGAGAACCGCTCCCCTGTGCTCAGTGAGGCCTTGTTCTGGCCGCACTTCATCAGGAACTCGCTCTTGCCGCTGTCATCGCCGGAGAGGATCTGTTCCTCAATCTGGTTGACGAACATCATGTCGATGCCAAGGCGTTGTAGTGCGCCGGCGCTGGAGGCCACCCGGTCCTTCATCTGGCAGTGCACGCCGGGCAGTACCCAGGTGGATTCATCGATGACCATGGTGTGGCTGGTCTCGGCGTCGGTGGCCTTGAACAGGCCGCGCATCGCCGCCACGGCCGCAAGGCTCCATGCGTTCTGCTCGGCGCCGGAGTTGTACACCTCGAACAGATGCGCCCAGCCCAGATTGGTTGCACGGCTGGTGTTCTTCCACTCATCCCAGGCCAGGATGGTGCCCACCAGGAACGGCATGATGACATCGCTAGCGATATCCCCGAGCGAGTCGAAGCCGCCGAGAAAGAAGAAACCAATCAGGTTCCCCGTGGCCTCGATCAGCAGCTTCACGATCGCGTCGGCGGTCGGGTTGTCACCGCCGACCACCCCGCTGACCGCGGTGGCCGGTGAGTGGTTGACGACCGATTGCAGGTCGTTCCACCAGGAGTCACGGATCGCCAGGGCGGGCGCGGTGGCGAAGTTCCCGAGGAACCCGGACTGCCAGTACTCATCCGGGTAGAGCGTTTCGTCGTCGCTGACCTGCTCGAAGCTGTCCTCGACGAATCCCGCACCCCACTGGATCACCGATCGCGCCAAGCCTCCGGCGGCGTTGCCGTTGACGAATGTTCCACCAGGCAGGGCGAACCCGGAGCGGTCGAAGACCTCGAAGACCAGTGCGCCGTTGGCCACGGGCTGACCGAACATGTCGGTGCCCATCTCACCTTCGGCGGTGAAGTAGCGGCGATAGTCCAGGCACAGCTGCCCGTCATCGAGGGCCGCGGCGATTACCGAATCAAGGGTGTTCATCCGGTAGGCGACGACATTCCACAGCGAGGAGTCGGTGATGAACGGCTTGCACTTGATGTGCACCTGCCAGTTGCGGCAGTCCAGTGGTTGTGTCCAGCCTTCGATATGCCACGGGTCGTCGGGCAGATGGTAGATCGGCGCCTGGTTACGAATCAGGTTGAGCAGGAATACAGTTGAGATAGACCAGATCCCGGGAGCAAATATGAAACCATCGCGCGGAAATTGGAAGACCGGGATCGGTAGGGCTGGGTTCGGCGGTGCGAGAACGAACTGGGGGTACTGCATGTCGTCGTTGAAGAACGCCGAGAGGTAGTCCACCCCGCCCCGGGTCTCGACCTTCCAGTGGTGCATGAAACCGGTCCAGCGCCACTTGCCGCCGAATTTGTCGACGCGGATGATGATGTTCTTGCACTCGTTCGGGTTATTAGGCACCGAGGCAATGAATTTGGCGATGTAGTGAGTAGCGCGCAGCTCGAAGTACCCCGAGGCTGAGACGTTGCCTTTCTTCGGGAACTGATACTTGGTGGGCTCCATAATGTGGATGCGGCCCACGAAGATCAGGCCGGGCTTGCCGGTGGGATCGTTCTTGTAGATCGAGACCTCGGTCTGGGCGCGCTGCAGCGCCTTACGGTCCGAGCGGATCTGCGTGCACGTGGCGCGCGACTGCGTCAGCCGCGCCCCAAGAGCTGTGCTCACACAACCCTCGGCGTGCTGAATGGCTCGTCATACCAACGCGGCAAGGTCAGCTCGAGGCGTGCGCCCGCGGGGTTGGTGACGTTGGCGCGCACGATGCATCCGGGGTTGTCACTGCCCTGCCCCTCAGAAGACCCGGCGCCCGGTGCGATCGGATACTCGAAGTCCTTGCCCGCGTTGCGGCCTGCGAATTGGGTCTCCAGGCTGGTGACGAAGGTCTCCAGGTCGGGGCGGGTGTAGATCTGCAAGTCCTCAAGGTCCATCAGCTGCGCCAACGGCATGGTCTTGCCCAGATCGGCGATACCGCGCCCGTAGGCCTGGCTGCCGAACGAGTAGTCCGGGAGCTGGTACTTGGCCCCGCCGGTCAGGTCCCATTCCGGCCAGATGTCCACCGGGCACGGGTTGTAGTAGGGCAGCTTGAACCAGTAGTTACCCGGAGTGTCGGTCTCCCACGCGAACAGTTCGGAGGCACCGACATAGAACGGCAGCTCACAGGCCGTGGTCATGACGACTGAGCCGTAGGTGAACAGCTTGGGGTCCTTGCCCTCAAAGCTCTGCGCGGTGAACGGCTTTGGGGTATCAAGATTGCGGATGCCCAGGCGACGCTCGCCGTCGAACGAGGTGTAGACGATGGACGCTTCCAGGGCTGGGGAGAACATCGCCTTCCACCGCGCATAGATCAGGTGCCACAGGTCGTCGCTCTGATCCACCATCGTCCCGGTTTCGGGGTTCATGATGTGCACCGTCCACACCACGTCACGGCGCTTGGGCTTCCAGGACTGGAAGAACTGTCCGAATCCGTAACTGCCCCAGTTGGTTTGGATCGGCATGTCGTACAGGCCAGTCGAGCCGGGCGCGAGCTCGGGGCCCCAGGAGAAGCCCGGTGGGGAGATGCGGCAGAAGTCGCCGTTGACGCCGATGACATCGATGATGTCGGTTTGGCGCCTCATGGCTTGTTCGCCAGTCGTGATTGTGCGTCCACTTTTTCCTTCAACTCCAGCTGATCCATCGCCGAGCGCAGTTCGTAATTGCCCGAGACGTTGTAGGTGGGTGAGTAGACGGGCGCGGTGATCGGCGCGTTCTGCACCGGGCGCAACAGCTCCCCGTAGGCGCGGTCGGCGGTTCCGTTCGATCCGGGCACCGAGCCGACCAGCAACGAGGAGCCCACGTTGGCCACGTTTTTCGCGATCTTCCCGGCCTGCTGTATGCCGCCAGCGACCATGGAGGACGCCAACGCGCCTCCGGCTCCCCCACCCATGCCCATCGATCCCCCGGCGGCCGCGGCGGAGATCGCAGTCGATGCCAGATTGGCCAGGGTCGACGCGGTGGAGTCGATCGCCTTATCGATGGCAGGCAGGTTGTGATTCAGACTCGACGGCGCTGCCCCGACCGTGCCCGGCGCGAACGTCGGTCCTTGCTGCTGCGTCGGCGCCTGCTCGGGTGCAGACTCCTGGGGCTGCAACGTGCTTGGGCTCGCCGGCGCAGCGGGTGCCGCCGAGGGTGGGGTCGATGACGCTGGCTTCTGCGTGGGGTTATACGGCTGGATGCCAGCACCGCCGGTGCTGATACCGCCCTGCGCTCCGCTCATGGGCGGCTGCGGCGGCGTGGGACGCGCGGAGCTGACCATTTCGATCGCCTTGGAGGCGGTGTTCCACTGCGAAGCGTTGAGTACCGGCTCGGGGGCGCTGGTCTTGTTCATGACCATCTGTAGGCCAGGCTGCAGCCAGCCACCGATGTCATACAGACCCGGTACTGACCCCTTGGCGTCCGAGGAGACAGGTAGATGCCATCGCAACGCGAAGTCTGTTGCGCCCTTGGCTGCGCCGCCGTACTGGGTGGCATCGGCCGCGCCCCCGGATTCAACCTTGACGCCGTTGGGCAGCGTGAGCGCCATATGTGAGTTGGGTCCGCCGCCGCCGCGCATGACGCCGATGTTCAGCTCGCCGGACTTGTATCCGGGGATGAATCCCAGTGCGGCGAAATCGGACTCGGTGGTGAAGTAGCGCTGTCCTTGTGGCAGCCCCTTGGTCGCGGCGTAGATGGCCGAGGCGATACCCGAGCAGTCATAGCCGCCGGGGCCACCCTCGTATTGCGCGGCACCGACTCCGCCGTAGACGTACTTCTGGCCTACAGCGTGCTGCTGGGCGTACTGGATGCCGCGTAGCGCCGCGGGGCTCAAGGTGCCATCGGCGCCCGGGATTGCAAGCCCGGTGGCCGACGGTAGTTGCAGGGCGCCAGCATTCGCACTGTCGATGACGGCCTGTACGCCTGCGTCGGCCTGGCCGCCACCGCCGCCGAGCTTGTCCAGATAGAACTGGGCGGTGCGCTGCGCAGCCTGGTTGTAGGGGTTGTTCTGCGACAAGATTGAGCCGTCCAGGCCCAGACCACTCAGTGCGCCCTGGATCAGGGTGGATGCGCCCCGGAAGGCAATGTTCTGCGGCTGAATCTTGTCCGGCGCTCCCGCGAACGGGTTCCAGGTGGACATGTCCTGACCAGGCTTGGGCAGCCACGGCATCCAGGACTCCAGCGTGGGCATGGTGAAATTGCCGCCGGTCGGAATGGACAGCCCCAGGCCGGGGATCTGGATGCTTTGACCACCCTTGCCGCCGCCAAGGCTTCCGAGCGCGCCGGTGACGTTGTTGACCGGTCCCTGGATGCCGTCGACTGCCTTGCCGACCGCGGAGAGCAGTCCGCCACCCTGGGGTGCGGGCGCGATCGGCGCCACGGGGGCCGCGCCGGGCAGCGGGCCAGCCACGATGGGGTTGCCGTCCGGGCCGACAAATCCACCTTGGTCGTATTTCGGCAGCAGCAGGCTGGAGTCGACGATGCCGGTGTTCAGCGCATGCAGGAACGGCGCTGGTACCGCGGCGGTGCCGCGCTCGCTGACGACGAACTCTTTCTTGTGGACCTCGGCGACGTGGCCACCGGTGGGCCCCGTTCCCGTGTGCCCGGGAGTGAAGCCACCCTTGGCGTAGGTAAGGCGGCGGGCGTCCTCGGGCGAGAGCCGGTAAGTCCACTTGTCCTGATTGGGCGGAACGCCCTGTGTAGCTTGCGATTGCTCACTAAGGCCCATGCCCGCGTTCGGCCCGATCGTCGACACGATCGTGGTGGTAGTGCCATCTGAGTTGACCACCGCGCCTGGGAATTGCTGGGCGAATTCAGGCTTGAGACGCGGTTGTGGCGTGGCGGCCGCCTGGGCAGCGTGGGCCTGACTCACCGCTCCCCCGGCACCGCTGCGCTCGAAGTTCAAGCGCTGGCCCAGCAGTGAAGCCAGGAACGCCGGGTCACCCGAGCCCAGAGCTTCCACCTGACTCTGCAGCGTGCCGAGTTGGACGATGTTCTGTCCCAACTCCTTTGCGTTGGTGACCTTCTCCAGCGCCCCTGGTACGCCCAGCCAGGCGTCGATGATGGTGTTCTCATCGATGCCTTGCAGCTTGCCTTCGCCGGGCTTGAGACCTTGGCTCTTGATGAAGTCCTGCACCGCGGGGCGGACCTTGTCGCGGATCGGGCCCATGATCTGGTCGTACTGAGCACCCCCGCCCGGCAGCGCCGCGGTGATGACGTCGCGCTGATCAGTACCGCCTAGGCCTAGGAGTTTGGCGGCATTGAGCGCATCTCCTCCCAGGCCCTTGCCGGGGCCGCCTTCGACGTTCTGAAGCTTGTCTGCCAAGGCCTTTCGTGTGGCGGTACCGGTGAGATTGGTGACCGCCTCTAGGGTGCCGATCAGGCTCTTGGCCTCTTCGTTCACGGACTTGATGTGCTCGGCGGCGTTGTCCATGTCTTGGGTGATGCGGGTGACGAACTGTGCCACGAGCGGTATGCCGGCGGTGACCAGTAGTGAAAGCGGGCCGCCGGCGGCGGAGATTCCGGCGAGCACCCGGGAGAAGCGGCGTACCCCGCCGCGCTCGCTGCCTGCCGCGGTGAAACGTTCGTCGACGGCATCCATGCCGCGGGTGATGCGGTCTCGGGTGCTGGAGAACCCGGTTCCGACCTCGGTCAGGCCCCGCGATAGTGCGCCAAGGGAATTGGTGACGCCGCCGACCAAGGGTGGGACGGTTTTCCAGATCAGGAAGGCCAGCGCGATGTCCTTGACCAGCTGCGGGTGCTCGCCAAGGATCTGGGAGACGGGGCGCAGTACGCCCATGACGACTCCGGAGCCTTCTTGGGCTGCCGAGACGACGCCGCCGATGATTCCGGGCAGGTCGCGCAGGATCGGCGCCCATTTGTCGAGCTCGGCGCGGGCGTCGGCGAAGAACTTGCGCAGCTGGTCTTGTCCCTTGGTGGAGTTCAGGAAGTCCGATAGGCGCTTGGTGTTCTGTTCGAGGGTTCCGAGAAGTCCGCCGCCGCCAGCGGCTTTGGTCAGTGCGGTGAAGATGCCGCCGATGTTGAGCAAGGTGTTGCCCATGCTGGTGAAGCCGTCGATGCCTTCGTCGATCCACTTGGCCAGCTGGCCGTCCTTGTCGGCTTCGGTGATGAAGTGATCGAAGCGGTCGGCTACCTTGCCGATGCCGTCGGCGATGCGCGGCAGGGCATCTGAGGACCCGCCGGTCAGCGTTTCGATCGAGTGCACGATCGGGTCGATCGCGGCGGTGAAGCGCTTCTGCGCCTCGGCAGAATTGCCGAGTATGCGATCAAGCAGGCCCTGGGACTGTGTGGAGCCCAGTGACCGGAACAGTTGCACGAAGTTCGCGTTGATGCCGGTGGCCACGTTGGTCAGTCCGCGGTCCAGGACCGGCAGATCATTGTCGACCAGGGTCTTGATCTCATCGGATAGGCCGGCGAACAGCGCCTGCTGTACATCGGTGCGTAGCCCGCGGAACTGCTCGCGCATACCGACGAGCGTCTTGACGAACCCAGCCGCATTGGGCGCCAAGTTATCCAGCGCGGCAGCGGCGGCCACCGTCGATGCGATCGAGGCCGCTTGAGCCTGCTGGGTGCCCTGATGTGCGCGCACCAGGCGTTCCTGGGCGTCCACCACCAGATCGGAGTTCTCGACGCCCTTGGCGTTGGCGTCGTTGGCCTTGTCCTGCAATTCGGCATTGCGGGCCCGGGTTTCCATGACGCGCTGGTCGGCTTCGACCACGCGCAGTTGGGCTTCCTGGTAGTCCAGGGCATCTCGGTACTGCCCGGATTGCAGGTCGCGGCGGGCGCGCTGCGCCGATAGAACGGCCTGAGCCTCGCTGATCCGGCCGCCGCGCAGCTCCAGGTTCAGATCTTGCAGCTGTTGGCGGGCATCCTTGCGGGCTTGTGCGACATCTCGTTGCGCGCGTGCCTCGTCATAGACGGCATTGCGTAGCGCGTTGGCCGCCGCGGCGGCCTGCGCGGACTGTTGGGCTCCGTCGGCGCCGAACTTGCCCGCGGCGTCGGCCGCCGCGCTGTAGGCGTCCTTGACTCCCGACAGGCCCAGGGCCAGTGCGCCGACCGAGGCGCCGACGCCGACGAGAATGCCCGGGACAGCGATGCCCGACTGGGCGACCTGCTGCAGCGCGCCAGCTAGCGACACCAGGCCGGTGGCCGCCGACGGCAACAGTGATAGGCCCGCCGCGCCGATGTTCCATGCGAACGCACTGCCCAGGGATCCGTGGGTGACACTGCGGCGCAGGTCTTCAATCTCGCGGCGAGCACCACGGGTGTCCGCGTCCACCCGGACGACGAGCCGGTTGGCTTCCTGCTCGGTGCGGAAGCGCCGCATGTCGGCCTGGGCCTGCCCCAATGAAGCATCGACACCGACGCGGATATTGTTGCGTTCCTGGGTGTCCCGGAAGCGCTCGATGTCGGCTCGTGCTTGCGCGGTGGCGGCGTTGACGTTGACCGTGAACTCGGCGCGGATCTTGCGCATGTCCGCCTCGAGCTTGCCCTTGAACTCGGAGGCATCAGGGACTACCCGTAGCTTGGCTTCACCGGCTGAGTACTCGGTCACGTATCAGGTCACCTCCTCGTCATAGCCCAGGGCCGCATCCATGCGCCGGTCGCTGTAGGCCTTCTGGCGTTCTTTGGCCTCATCGATCGGCGTCTTGGGCCCCTCTATGCGAGGAAGCCCATTGACGCGGCGAATGTCGTTACGTAGTCCCGTGATTGCCGCCACCAGCGCTGAATGGCCCTCCAGGGGAGGGCGGTAAGGCTCTTTGGACTTTCCGGCTTGCTCGTACTGCTTCATGAGCGCATCGAGGTGGCGTGGGTCCTTGAGTTGCGCCGCCTGCAGGTACGTGCCGTCTTCGTTCGCGAATTTCGTGCAGATGTTGGCGAACTGCCGCCACGACTTGAGTCCGCGAAAGTAGTCCATGGCGTCCCAGCCGATGCCGGCGAAGTCTTTTTCGATGGCGTCCCAGTACCAGTCGACTAGCTCAAGGACGCGGGCCCTAAAGGGGCTGCCTCCGTGCGGGGGTCATGTCCGCAGGTCGGGCAAACACCTTCGGCATCGGGCTCTTTGGGCCACATATGCGCCTTGTAGTCGGTGACGAAGGCGTTCCAGTACTCGTTGCTCTGTCCGGTGAAGAACTCCTGCACCTCGTGATACTTGCCGTTGAAGAACGCATCGTTGTAGTCCTCAACAGCCTTTTCCGACATCTCACGCACCGAGGTGAAGTTGTCCATGGTGAACTGGTCGGGCTGGGCCAGCATCGCCTGGGTCATCGCATTGGCCACAGCCATGCGGTAGTGGGCGTCGTTGAGTTTGTCCGCCATGGGCTTTGAGGGCGGGTCGATGATCAGTTCGTCGGCGATCTGGTAGGGCTGGGGTGCGTCAACTTCTTGGATCAGTTCGAGGTAGCGCCCGGATGCCGCCCTGGTCTTGGCGGCCGCACGCGCGGGGGTCTTCTTGGGTCCTGCCATTTCTGCTGCCTTTCAGATATGCCAAAGGCCACCCACCCCAACCATTTTCGGTTCAGGTGGGTGGCCTTGTGGGCGGTTAGGAGACGGTCGCCGCGCAGGCGGCCGAGAAGCCGCCGTAGCTGGCCGCAACGTTGGCGGTTCCGGCCGCCACCGCGGTGATCAGGCCGAGTGCATCGACCGTGGCCTTGGCGGTCGCATCGCTCTGGTAGGTCGCCAGCGCTGTGCGGTCCAGGCCGTTGGAGTCCACCACCTTGAGCTGCTTGGTGTGACCGGACCCGTTCGCGACAGTCAGGGTCGCGGTGCTCGGGGTGACGGTGATGCCCGTGATCGGCGGGTAGAGCCCACCGGTGTCGGTGGCCGCCATCAGATCCTGGAATCCCTCGCCGCAGATACCGAAGATGACGGGCAGGCCGACGGTGGGGTCAGACTGGAAGTTCAGGCCGACGCCGTGAGTGATCACATTGCCGTCCTCGTGGGCGTTGATGTCGTCACGATCGCCCACGTTGGTCTTGTTGGCGATCCAGTACATCCAGATGTCCTTGCCGTTGAACGAGTCCCAAGCCAGCAGGACCGAACGCCACAAGATGTTGGCGGGCAGTTCGGGGATGCCGATGGTGATACCGCCCTTGGCAGACGGCGCCGAGACCGCTGACGGCAGGAAGCCCCACGCATTCATCAGGTTGACGAGCTTCATCTCCTGCGGCGTGTAGGTGATGCCCTTCTTGGCATCGGTGGGCAGCTGCCGGGTGGGCGAACCCTTGCCGGCTGACATCACGTCGCTGATGTTGGGCTTGTTGGACAGCTTGACGCCGGCCTTCTTTTCGTAGTTGCCGACCGAGACGAATCGCGATCCGGCACCGATCTTGGTCTTGTCGATGCCGCCGTTGGTGACATCTTCGAGGGAGGTCAGGGGCGCGGTCCCGACGTAGGGAGCCAGGAAGACCCGGCTGTCGCAACCGGCGAGTTCCAGGTCGGACTGACCCAGCTGGAAATCAATGGACATGGTGATTCACCTTTCGGTTTAGAGGCCGAGGGCCTGTCGGTAATTCGGAAGACCCTTCGGCTTCCAGGTGTGCAGCACGAAGGTTGAAGGGACGAGGCGTTCGTCCCTGATGGGTTCCGGGATGGACTGCGGGCCAACGATTTCGCCCTCGCAGCCCAGCTTGTGTGGGGTTCCCGGAACTATCGCGACGGCCTCCATGAATGGCTCTAGCACGCCACTGCGGACGAACTCGATGAGCCCATAGGAGATGTCGCGAGACTTGGTGAGCGCGGCGAACTGCACTACTGGCTCGTCGCGCTTCTCGTTGAGATTGATGCGTCCGCCAATGCGGCGTACCCGCAGGAACTCGACACCGTCCTGGATCTGCTCCATGGCGTTGGCCGGAAGCCAGTACTCGACTTTGACATCGCCCAGCCAGGGCTGGATGAGTGACTTGGCGAGCAGCTTCTCGACGTCGGGGTATCCGCCCTTCCACCACGGCGGGAAACTCACCACTGGTGTAGCTCCTCGAGCACCCAGTTCAGATCGTGCGCCCCGGGGTGTTCATCGATCGGGATCTCGCCGGCCAGCCGCGCCGCGTCGTTCTGGCCGTGCTGTTCCTCGGTGCCAAACTCATGCGAGGCGGCGTAATCCACTATGCCCAGCGGTCCTTGGCCACCGACGGTCAGGTCCGCGACGAGACGGTCTTCCTCGATGCCGCCGCGGTGCACGGAGGTGCGCGCCGAGGCCGCCAAGGCGTTGCTTCGTTTGGCGACCTTGGCCTGGTACAGCATTTGGGCGGTGTGGATGACCGCCTCGAGGCTGCGGCGCATCTGGGTGCCGTTGAGGGCGTTGGTAATCGCCGGATTGGGCACCGGATCGAGCGTGACGTCCACGGTCAGCCTCCCCTGCGGATCTTGTACCGGGCCCAGCCGAAGTCAGCCCCGGTCATGCAGTGATTGCGGTTGCCGGTCGGAGCGCCGACCACACCGAAGATCCCCTCCGGGAGAGGCACTTCGTCGCCCACCCCGAGGTCGCTACCGCGGCGTACGCGCAGAATCCCATTCTGTACGAACCGTTTTCCCTGGGAGTCCAGGAGCACCTGGGGCTCATCGAGGAAAGCCACGACATCGATCGGTGGCAGCGGTGCGCGGGTGTTGTTCGCTTCGTCGACTACCCGGGTAGGGATGACCGTCTGAAAGTCGGTGATATCGAGGGTCATGGCATCCACGGCGCGGCGGTCATCGTGCCGATCTTCGGCCGGCGCCTCTTGAGACCCACAGATGCCAGTTCGTCGGCGGTGAAGGCGATCTTGCTGCGGTAGGTGTCCCGTGAGTAGGACCGCGACATGGTGTCCTGCTCCATGGTCTGGGACACCTGACTGGCACCATCTGGGTTGCGGTACAGCTCCAGAACCTTGTCGGACACAAGGGCTATGACGCGGCGCAGACGGCCCTCGGCGATCGTCTCCACCGGCGCCGCCAGCGACGGCACTTTGATGATGAGCTCGGACTCGACATCCTCGATGCGCAGTTGAACCCAGGCCTCCCGGCCCGAGGGGAATGTTCCCTCGAACCGGGAGGTCACGTCACCGACCGCCGTGAACTTCGCCGGCGCCACCACTGGGGTTGTCATTCGACCGGGATGTTCGCTTCCCGCAGCTTGGCCACGATCTCGTCGCGTTTGTCGTCTTCGCCGACCTGCACGCCGTTCCCGGCGGCGTAGGCCGCCCAGCGATCGCGGCCCGAACCGGTCCCAGCCAACGGTGGCGGCTCGTCGCCGCCCACAGTCGGTACCGGATCAGAGCCAGTCCCGGCCGGCGGAGGCGGCTCGTCGCCGCCCCCGACTGGTTCCGAATCATCGGGAGCCTCGTCCCACAGCTTCGGGTTAGTGAGCTTCTTACGTGCCCACTCCGGCGGTTCGTCACCGGGCCCAAACTGCTGCAGGAAACCCTTCTCATCGAACAGCGCAACATGCGCGATGAGCGTTGGCATCAGAGCACATCCATCACGGACATCAGGCCGGCGTTGGTGATGATCGGCATGCCGGTAGCGTCCACGAAGGTGAACTCGCGGTAGGGCGGACCGACCTTGACGACGACGCCGACGATGCCCGATGCGTCGCCAAACGACAGCTCGGCTTCGTTGGACTTCGCCAGTTCCAGCGCGGTCGCGGTCAGGCCGAACGCGAAGAACCCGAGATCGCTCAGGTTCTCCGGAAGCAGGATCGTCCGATCCGGGGGTAGAACGCGCGTGTTGACGCCTTCGACGTTCAGCGAGGTGTCGTAGGTCGGCAGGATGACCGGCAGATCCTCCGAGGCGAGCAGTGTGTTCAGCTCGGCGAGCGTCACACTGGTGCGACCGGCCGCTGCGCCATGCACAGCGTTGATGACCTCTGCGGAGCGGCGCAGGTGCCCTACCGTGGTGCGGCCGGTGAGCTGCTGTGCAGCGCGGCCGTATCCGTTGGCGATGCGGACTTCCTGCTGAGCGTCCAAATCGGTCAGCGGGGTCGCGGTGGCGTGGTTGGACCACGCCGTTGGTGCCGTGGTGATCTGGTTGGCCGGCACACCGTAATCGGCTTCACCGCTGTAGCCACCCTCGTTGATGGTGACCTTGCCGTCGGTAAGCGCGTCACCCCAGGCCAGTTCCTGGCGGTTGCGCATGGTGCCGACCAGGCGCTCGGCGTCGTTGTAGGCCGCCCGGACCTGAGCGGCCTTGTTGGTGCCGCCCAGCAGGGCGATCTGCTCTGCGATGCGCTCGTACTCGCCCTTGTTCAGCGAGTCCGAGAATGGGGGCAGCTCAACGTACTTGCCCGAGCCAGCGTCGCGCGCCGACACGTGGATCGTGCCGTCGAAGGTGCGGTAGGAGGCTGTGCGGTTGGTCTTGACGAACTCGGCCCAGTCCACGCGGTTGGTGTCCAGGTAGCGGGTCGGGAACAGGTTGACCAGGGCGAGAGTGGACTCGACCGGCACGTTGCGAATGAAGGTGGTCAGCGCGTCCGGGGAGACCGGACCGTCGTAAACGATTGTCATGGGTTAGGCCTTTCTCAGAGCCACACGATGAGTGGCAAGTCGGCCTTGCCGTTGGCGTCGATACCGGAGTTGGCCGGCAGCTTGGACGTGGTGACCGCGCCGTGGATGAATCGGGCGCCGCCGACCTTGGCCAGTGCGTTGCCGGTGTTCGGGTCCACCGCGCGCACGGAACTGAACAGAAGGCCTGCGCAGGTCTGGGTGCCGTCCGATGCCGCGTCGCTGTACGGCCCGTAGAGGCCCGAAGCGGTGATCTTGCCCAGAGCGGTACCCGAGGGGATGTACCCATTGGGGTAGTGCGTGTTCTTGGTGAACTTCGAGATGTCCAGCGTGATACCAGGGGTGATGTCGACGCCGTGCTTTCCCACGAGCCACGAGCGGTCTTCGACCTGGTAAGAGCTGGAGTGAACGGAAATGTCGGTCGACATTGGTTACTCCTAGTCTTTGATGTAGCCGCGGCGCTTTGCCTCGGCCAGTCCTTCGTCGCGGCCGGTTTTGGCCGGCGGATGCGAACCTGATTGACCCCACTGTCTGGGCTGTTGGTCACCAGATCCGTTGCCGCCGAATGCGGCTGACAGACCGGTGAGATGCCCTACGAGGGCATCGGTATCGAACTTCCCGTCCTTCACGAACGCCATTGGGTTGATGCCTGAGAGCACCGCGCTGCGCTGCTGCTCGTCCGTGATGAACTGCCCGACTACCGCTTTGGCCACTTCCGGCGCCCACACCGAGGCTGCCGCCGCGGTGGCCGCAGCTGTCGCTTCATCCCGGGCCGTCGCCAACGCCTGATCGGCGGCCGAGAGCTGCAGGCGTTCCAGCTCGGCGTTGCGCGTCTGCAGTGCCTGGGCCTGTTCCGGGGTGATCCCGCCGTACGACTTGAGCGTGTCGCTCTTGCGCCGGTCGTGGAACTTCCAATACGCGGCCTGCTGCTCGGCGGTCATCTCCGAGATCGGCGTACTTTCCGGGAAGCCCCTGTCGGGCGGATCGGAAGCAGGCGGATCTGCGGGAGGCGGGTCGGCCGGCGGATCGGCGGGTGGACCATCGAGGGGCTGAGATCCACCCATGACGGGCCAGATCGCGCGTCCGCGCTTGGTGAAGCCGATTGCCTGCAGGCCGGTGGATGGGTGAAATGGTAGATCGGACAACATGACTCCCCATGTCGGGAAATGGAACCCATGACGGGTCAACCACCAGTTCGGTGGAAGTCTCTGGATCGCGCTAGCGCGCGAGGTCGCGCGACAACGTGGCGATCTGCTTGCGGTGATAGCTCACCTGCGGTGAGTCCTCGGCCGCGCCCTGCGCGATCAAGCTCGCAAGACCCTGTTCAAGGCCAGGCAGAAGTCGCTGCGCGACCTCAGCTTTGGTCTCGGTCTTGTGGGTGCCGACCGAGTTCGCCTGCGCTGATGCGCGCTTCTTGGCATCGCGTGGCTTGTATGGCTTGGCTGGCACGAGCACCGGGCCGAGCTCTCCGTGATCGTCAACCTGGTAGCGGGTGCGCTTCAAATGCGCCGCAGAGGTGCCACCGGCGTCGTTGTAGAGCTGAGACAGGTCCGCTGCGTTCAGCTCGTCGGCTGGATCGAAGTCCTCCGTAACGATGCCGTAGGTGCACTTGCACCTGTTGTGGATCGGTAACAGCTCAGTGACGTGATAGATCTGGTCGGCCGCCGCGATGCACAGACCGCACGTGCCACCCTCTGACATCTCCGGGTGGATGATCCGGCGAGTACCGATGATCTTGGGTTTGCCGAGGTTGTCGAGATCTACTGCCTGGGCGATCATTTCGGACTGCGCGAGCCGCTGCGCCAGCATAAGGTTGTCGTCAACGAGGGTATCGATGCGCAGGCCGGATTCCCGCACAGCGTCCTCGCGGGAGCCGCCCTCTGATTCGATCCACCGAAACCCCACCGCGGGCCGGGTGAAGATCTCCTCGGTAGTCATGTCACGCACCGACACCTCAGCGCTCGAACCGTTGGAGTACTCGACGCTGCTCGGTCCACGGACCAGGATCAGCGCCCCGTTATGGACCTTCACTCCGGAGGCACGGACATTCAGTGGGTTCGAGACGCGCGCTTTGGTCGGTATCCCCATCGCGGTGAGCTGGTGAGACATCGCAGCCGCCGCCCCCTGCGCTGATGCGGTCTGCGCGGACTGCATGACGTTGGCGGCCTGTGCTGCGAAGTCCCGCACCGACTTGTCGCTGTACGGGTTGACCGACGCCCAGAGTCGACGCAGCGCGGACTTGGCGAAGTCAGAGGCACGCTCGCGCACAGCGATGGTGCTATCCGATGCCGTAGTGGCGGCAGTGAGAACGGTTTCCGACTGTGGCGTGGACCGCTGGGCGGCACGTGCGGCAGTTGCCGCGGCCAACGCCTGTACGTAGGTAAGCTGATCAGCCGGCATTGGTTACTACCGGAGCATTTCGGGGTGTTGTCGTCGCGACGGGCGCGGCCGGTATGAGTAGCCGCTCGGCGGACAGCTCGATCTCGTTGTCCTCGATGTCCTGGGGGGACATCTCCCAGATCTCGGAGAGGATTCGGCGCCGGGACAGCACATCCTTGGCTTGCGCCGTCGCAGAGCCCTTCTCAGCAAGGGAGTTGAATTCGATGGGGCCCCAGTGCAGCTTGATCGTCTTGCCGCGGGACGGGTCGCCGTCCATCGCGAACACGATCCGCCACAAGAGTTTGAGTTGCGGGACGACGCGGGCCCGCCGGTCCCGGACCTTGGACGTCAGGGCCTCGCGGAGAAGTCCGGCACCCTGGGCCGATCCATTCGCGTCATCGGGGGTAATCAGGTAGAGCGGGGTGTGGGTGACGGCTGCGAATTCCTTGACGTCGTCGCGCTTGGCTTGCAGCATCGGGCCCAAGTCGGTGGCGCCCGACTCCCAGAACTGCCATCCCGCAGGAACTTTCCATACCGCGCCGGGCCCAGCCTTGAACACCTCGCCCCAGTTGGTGACCTGCTTAGGCTTTCCGGCCACGTCCCCGGCGTCGTAGTCGTCTTCGTCTTCGTCAATGTCCTCGTCGCCGGACACACCGCGCTGCTTGAACGACTGGTACTTGGTGAGCACCATCCTCGACAGCGTGGTGTCGATGATGCGGTCCAGCACATCAACATGCGCCTCGTACTCGCCCATCCCGAGCTTGTTCTTAAGCCGCACAACGGGAATGCCGCCCAAATCGTCCAAACCCGTGACCGCTTCGGGAGTCTCCGACAGCCGCTTCCATTCGGTACCGTCGCGCTGCAGGGTCCACTTCTCCCCCGGCAAGAACAGGTGCGCGATCTCTTCCTCGGACTCGACGTCGTAAGACTTCACCAGAACCGCGCGCAGCCGCACCGGGTTGTACGGGTCCTCGATGGCCACACAGCGCCGCGGGTCGATCGCGTGGATCGTCGGCCCAGTCGGTGTCGGGACGACCATCGCGTAGCTCTCGCCCATCGCGCAGAAGTACGCGAGCAGATCCTTGAACTGGGCTGCGAATCCTGAGTCTTCCATGATCTCCGTAGCCCGGTCGTCACCGTTGGCGGTGTCATCGGCGCCCGTGGAGACGGCCAGCAGATCCATGCGGTTCACCACCGCAGTCACGCACATCTCGGCGTAGTTACTGCGCGACTTGCGCATCAGGTCGCGGAAGATGTCCTGGAACTCGTCGGCGATCTGCGGGAGCGGTGGATCGCCCACGTAGTGCGACCACAGCAGATCTAAGTGCTGGTTGCGTGGCCGCGGGCACAGGGGACGATCGGCTTTATCCTGCCAGCGCTGCGTGGTCGGCGCGGTGAAACGGGCCTGTAGCCGATCGAACCACTCAGAAGGCGACAAGACGGCCAACGCGAATCACCTCACTCTCACAACCGGTCCCGGCTTCTTTCTGGGGAGCTTTCCGAGTACGTCCATGCGTGCCTGCCAGGACAGGACCCCTGCCATGCCGAGATCGAACTTGCGGTCCGGATGCAGCTTTCCGAGAATCCAGAGCTGCTGCCCGGTCTCCGGATCTACGCGTTTGAGTAGGTGCTTACCCGCGTTGCCGACGTGACGTACCAGGTCGCCTTCGTCGTCCTCGTTGTGCGAGATCCGACCGGCGGCAATGGCATCGGCGTAAGCCTGGATGGCTTTGATCATTCGGTCCTGCTTGTTCGTCCAGAACTCCTGGACGATCGGTCTTTTCGTTACCCTGCTTTCGCCATACCGGGCCGCCCAGTCGCCGACGGTCGAGTTCCAGTGCGGTGGATCGGCGTAGAACAGAAGTACTCGACAGCTCTTGAATACCTCGCGCACTGCGGCGTCGACTTCGGTCTCGTCGACTTCCCAGTCCTCTGCGGCCTCTAATGGCCTCTCGCACAGGTATGCCTTCTGCTGCATGCCTGTGCGTACGTCGGTGGTCACCAACCCGGTCGCGTCGCGAAACCGTGCGCCGTCGAATCCCAGCGTGACAAATGCGCGCCGCGGGATCCATATGCCAGGTAGTCCCAGCGCTTTGAAGCGGCGGATGTTGAATGCCTGGGCGCCCTGTTGGGTCCATCGGTTGGTCCAGACGCGCTCAAGGTACGCCGTGTCTACCTTGGGTTCGTCCCACTGGGCTGCAAGGTCTTCCAGGTCGGTGCGGGCCGCAAGCTCGGGTCCGGAGGCTTCCCGGATCGCCTCGATCCGGTCCTCGAACTTGGTGAGGTCCCATCCGTCGGAGGCTTGCCGGTGGAAGTAGAACATGCGCGGGCGCTCTACCTCGCCGCGCTTGATGGCCTCCGCGAGGAAGTGGTCATCCTCGGCTTGTGAGTTCTGCCCGGGCTCACCGGCGGTGGTGGTCGATAGCGACCAAGGGTCCTGGGCCATGCGCTTGCCGAGGTTGGCTTCCATCGTCGTGATGGCCGCTTTGTGGTTCGGCAGATACAGGCGGTGCGTCTCGTCGTAGCCTTGGAACGTGGTGCGCCCGCCGTCGCGAGAGTTCGGTGCGTTGGCCAGGGCGACTGCCTTGCCGTCAGCCTTGCCGTCCTCTCCGATGCGCAAGATGCGCTCGAGCGCGGCGTCGAACAGGTCAGCGTCGACACTCTCCTCGCAGATGACCTTGAGGGCTCCGTAGGCGAGTTCTTCAACTTGGTCCTTGGTGTTGGCCAGCAGTGGGATGTACGGGTCCACCACTGGCCGGCCCTGAGCGAGCCCGCACGGCGCGTCCTCATCAAAGCCGTTGAACCGCACGGGCGATTCCGGGTGCAGCTCAAGGAAGGCGACCAGCGCCATAAACTCGGTCTTGGCCGATCCTTTACGCCAGGACACTGCAACGCGCTTGAACCGGCGCCGCCCGGCGCGCGGATGTCCTTGCGGCCACACCTCATAGGCGCGATAGAGCACGTAGCGCCAATCCTCGCCCAGCACCAGCGGCTGGCCCTTGAGGTCACCAGGCCCATGGCAGGCCCGCTCCTCCAGGAAGTCGCACAGTTGGTCCCCCAGTGTGGGGAACAGCTCGCCGGTGTCCGGCGGGACGATCAGTTCCAATGCGATCCGCTACACGACGTGCAGATTCGCCCGCGCAACACGAGGATCGGGCTTGGCCGGCGCCTTCTTGGCCGCGGCCTTCTTGGCGGCTCGACGTTGTGCGGTCGACTGCGCCGCACCCTCTCCGCGCTCGATCTCCCATTGCAGGGCCCGGCGCGACATTGGAGTCAGACCGCACTGTGAGAGCAGCTGGCGGATCTCGGCAGCCAAGGCCTTGCACTCGTTCGGCAAGGTGCTCGAGTGCCAGAACAACTGCATCAGGCGGGCCACCATGTACAGCGAGTCGATATCCGATTCAGTCCACTCGGGAACCATCGGCGAGGACCACGCCCGCGTCCACCAGTCCTGCACCTGCTGGTGCCACCTGCCCTTCGGCAGCTCTGGAATGGTCGGGTTGGTCCGCGCCTTGAGTACTGCGCGAGTAGTTGTAGTGTTCCGCCGAGCACGTAGTGATGGGTCTTTGGGGGTACGCGGCATGACCGAACTCCTATGTCAGGATATTTGACTCCCATGGCGGGAATGTCGTTGCGCCACAAGCGAATATTCGCGATTTACGGAGGTCAGGAACGCGTCGATACGCATTCACGGCCGATTTCACAGGGAGCCGGTTTCCATCTCTACGCGCCCATGAGGTGGTTTGGGCAGATGACAGGGGAACGCCCTGGCGCCTAGCCGTCGGCGACGGGCATGCGTGGCAGACGACTGGCGTCGAGGAACCCGAGAAAGTCCAGTCCGTTGTCCAGGCCGAGCTCGGTCTGAGCGTTGAGGTAGGCGCCGATATTAGACAAGGCCGAAATGAGGGCCTGGATACCATCAGCCCCTGCGCCGAACATCGCGTAAGGCGCATCCAACCCCTCAATCCGATAGGGGCAGTACCACATTGGGCCCTCAATGCGCAGTGGCCCAACCTTCACGACGACCTCACGACCGCCCACACCTTCGATCGCCCGTTCAGCAATGGGCTCGTCAAACTCAAGATTCACGTCAGTTCAACCTTCGCTGCGTTCCAGTCGGTCAGGCATCGGTATAGATGACGGCCGCAATCCAACCCTAGAACATCCACCGCACCCGCCCCCGAGACCGGAACACACTGCGACTCGCCCCCACGAAACGCTGCCCATGCCGCATGTTAATTAGGTTGACACATCAGCTTCATAAGACGTTGCAGAGCAATGGATTTCCCGCAGATCAGCCTAAGCCGGAAAATATCAGGATCCGTACACGGCGGATTTCACAGTGCGTTCCGGCATCCCTGGGTGACCCGGGGAGTGGGTGGCGCCCTAGGGGTCTGGGTATCGAAGCAGGTCAGAGGCGACGGACGCGTGTTGCAACGTACTGGAAGCTGTCCTGGCGCCTCTGCTCGTACTCGAACTCGACGCGCTCCCCTTCGTCCAGCATCCGGAAGCCCTCGCCCTCGATCGCCGTGTAGTGCGCGAACGCGTCCAACCCATCAGGCAGCTCAGGCGACGTGATCGCACCCCAGCCCTTCTCGGGCTTGAAGAACTTCACGATGCCTTGCGCCATATCCCCAGCATGGCCGTTCGGCGACGATCTCATCAAGCCGCAGGCGAACATATTCGGGGTTCAGACTAGGAAACAGGCTGCGTCAGCTAACTAGAATGTCGCCATGCGGAGAATTGGCCAGTGGTCCGTCGGCGTGGTGGCTTTGTGTCTGAGCATGGCCCTCAGCCCGGTGGCTCACAGTGATCCAGGTCTTGAGGGTTTGAGCCAGGTGGACGACAAGACGTTTCACACCTACTCCACCTATGGTGCAGGCGGCTGGCTGTTCGTCGCCCCTGGCGGAGTTCATTGTCGGATCATGACGTATATGCGCTGGTCCGGCCCGCCGGAGGCGAGATGCTGGGGCACACTGCCCGGTGTCGACGCTGGAGAGAACTACGCATTCGCGGTTGCCCACAGATCAGGCGTCGACAACTCCGAGCCGCTATCCGGCGTGCAGAAACTGGCCGATATCAGCAGCTTCGAGACCCGCCACGTCTACAGCTATGAACCCCGTCAAGGCCCCGACCTTGTCGACCCGAGCGCCTACCACGTGCTGCCATCGGGATCAAAGCTGTCCGCAAAGGGCCCGGGCGCCGACGTGACCTGTGGCGTGCGAGCTCTTGACACCATCTGCATAGTCGAAAGCTCCAAGGACGGCGAAGACTGGCGCGAAGGGTTTGTCCTCTCCCCCAACGGTAGCCACACCATCTAAGCCCTCTGACTGGAAGTCATCCTCGGTCCTCGGTCCTGGCCTTGTGGTCATTGCACGGCCGGCACGCAGCGCGCAGGTTCTTCGGCTCGAATGCGAGATCTGGCCGGCGCGAAGCGGGCTGCTCCTTGTCCACCACGGTGGCTCGGCCTATGCAGATGCCCTCGTACTGGATACGGCAGCGATAGCGATCGCGGTCCAAGATCTTCGGGACCAGATCTCGCCAACGGCGCTGACTGGTAACTCGGCTGGAAGCTGTTCGTGGCCCGCCCCACGCTTGCGTGTGCTCAGGGCAGTAGCGAGTGAAGCGGATCAGGTTGGGACATCCAGACACTGGGCACGGACGTGGTGCTCGAGGCATCTTCCACATCTCCCCACAACAGCTAGCGGTACATCGGGCCGCAGCGACTACTCTTAGTCGACAAGCGCGGGCTGATATGTTGCGCGTATGTCCAGCCTTGCCGAGTTTGCTGAGCAGCTTCCTGAACCCACCGAGCTGAAACGGCGCTGCCAAATTCACGCCGTCCTCGCGGCACTCACCGAAGGGCGGCCAACTGACGAACCCGCCGGCAATGTGCTGTACCGGACGAACTGGCAACCCGGCGACGACCTCGCCACCTACGCCAACGGGGGCGGCGACCATTGGTCCATCTTGTTCTCGACCCAGGACGGGGTGTTTGTACGCGGCTACGACCACGAGTCAGAGATGAATACCTACGACGCCGAAATCGAATACTGGCCCGGACTGATCGACGACCTCCCCCAGCGCTTCAAGTCCGAGCTCGGAAACAACGACCTATATGACTGGTTCGATGGCAATCCTCAGACGACGGTGGCCATCTGGCGCACCCCTGGCGGCGACCGATGGCTCCACGGGACACCCGGGGAACCGTCGTGGGGTGGAGAACCCTACGGCGGCGAAGACTGGCTGTTTCACCTGCTGACCGAATGGTCTCCAAGCAAAGTAACCGAGAGTCTCTATAGCCCAGTCAAACACGTGATCACGCACGACACCGTCGCCCGCGTCATGAACAACGAACCTCTCGCCGAAGCACTAATACGGCAGTTCCATCCCAACCCCGACATCACCGCACTGCTCACAGAAGCCGAACGCATCGGATACCAGACCCCAAGCTCCTAGAGAGAGGCTGCGAGTTGACGACGCCTTCAAGGCGGCTGAACTCGTCCCGGAGTTCCGGGTCCACTGTCAGTGCTTGGCGTTGTAGTGCGCGGCGAACTGCTGCGCGAGATCCGGTACCCGCACGTCGTATTCAGTCGTCGCGGTGCCGTCGGGCTGCGGCTTGATCTGTCCCACACCGTCAATGAGACCGGTGCATCCGATGACGTCGTTGCAGCGCGGGCAGTCGATGTTGACGACTGCGGAGTGCGTGGCGGGCACGGGACCTCCTGGGAGAGTTGACGGGTGAGGCACCGGTCGCAGGTCCACCCTCGTCCGGAAACAAGTCGGCGTCATGGGGCGGCCTTGCCGGAGGTTGATCCATGGCATTGGCCCGGTTTGACGCCCGGCGCGCTCAGCCCGGCTTGTGAGACGTGCAGAATGCGCGGGCAGCCAGCAGTCCGGCGGCGATTGCGGGTACGTCGTCGATCGAGAATGGGAGCGTCGTCCCCACGATGGTGACCTGATCACCCTTGGGTGTGCGGCGCATACGGATCTCGGCGGGCGCCCAGGGGCGGCCTGTGAGGGGAACGCGCACCGAGTAGATGCCCTGCTGATCGCGCTCGACGACCGGTAGCTCCAGGAGCTCGTAGCCGCGCTCCCTCATGCCCGCCGGAAGAACAGCGGCGATTCGTTCAGCGACCTCGCGCGGCGAGTACGTGATCTCGCGGCGCTCCTGCGTGAACTTCTCGACCACCACGGTCGACAGCAAGTTTGGGATGCCCCCGATGAAGCCAGAGAGTGCGGCCCGCATTCGCGTATCGAACACATGTTCGATATTACGCACCGACGCCGCCTTGCGTCGAGAGGGCCTACATATACGAATGGGGCAGCACCACCCTTCGGCGTGCCGCCCCATCCTGCTGAGATCAGCCGGGCGCTCTACCGCTGAGCTACAGCCCCATGCGTGGAGCTGGCGGGATTCGAACCCGCGACCTTCCGATTACTTTTAGGTTATCGCGCATGTCCGACAATCGGAAACCATAAGAATACGCCCAGGTCAGTGACCTATTTTGGGCATAGTTGCGCTCCTGCTATCCGAATTCTACGAGGTCAGCGAGCTAATTACAAGCGTGTGATTCGAGGCACGGTCGTCTGACGTCCCATTCCTCCGTTTGGCGGGCTAGCTACCATTACGGGTATCAATTCACGCCGAGTTCGCGGCGGTAGGCATCGATGAGTGGCTCAGCGAGCTGTTCGCCCTTGGGGGTGAGGTTAAGCCACCAGTGGTACTCCCAATCCCGATCCTTGAACTGTTCGATGTAGTCCTTGCGAATTTCTTGGATCGTTCCTTCAAGGTCGCTCGAGGGGACAAAACCAATAGCATCAGATGGGACGGTGCCCAACTCGAACAGCCCTTCACGCACCAACGACCGGATCATGTCAATCGTCTTCTCCTGCACTTCCGGCAAGGAACTGTCCGGGGATTCCTGCTCGACGTACCAATGGACGGCGAGGAGTTGCACCCAATCACCGACTCCGTCGACGAGTGTCTTCTCTCGGGCTGTGTAATCCGCGTACATGTTGGTGCCCTTTACCTTTCCGTCTAGCGTTGCGTCATTCTCCCGCATCGGGCAGCCCATCTTCTCCAACCTTGCCACCCTCGACCGTCCATATCTCGAGTCCGTGGCCTGGGCCTGGCTCAGGCCCTTCCAGCTGAGGGCCTGGGAACATCCCTCCTCCTGGAAATCTTGGTTGGGCCGCAGGCGCGCCGCCACCGCCGCGAGGTCCAGCGACTGGCTCAGGCAGCGACTGAGCTGGAGTTCCACCGCCCTTGGGAGGCTCCGCTACATGAACCCTGTCGAACCGCCGCCCCTCGCCGCCCGGCGGGTACGACACATCCATGGCTGGCCCAACTGATTTGCCACTAGTGTCGCGCCACAGGACCCGAGTCCCGTCCGGAAGCTCACGCCATATCTTTTCGGGGCTATTCGCGTCAGGTTTCGGTGTACTACCCCTGATGAATTCGTTGTACTTGTTCAGAAGATCCTCATTAGTGGGGACCTGACGTATAGGTGGGTTCTTGCCTGGTTCCAGGCTCTGGATGCTCTGACGGATCTGCTCGCCAGTCATTGGCGCCTCAACCGGCGCCGACTCTCCCCGTTGCTGCACAATGGAAACAGTCTCCGACAAGCTCCCCGCATTCGGATCGGGCGGATTCGGAATTGGCGGTGGATCCATCGGCGCCTGAGCGAGATGCCCGCCCAGCCCGGAGCCGCCACTCATAGGTATGGCCGTGCCTCCTTCCGACAGCAGGTCACCCGCCCCGGAGGTGTCAGGCGGGCCGCCGGTGCCCAGGGAGCTTGCGGTGTTGACCATCCCGGACACCTGGGAAACGCCACCCGCTACCTGGCCGGTGAGGTCAGCGACTTGACCACCGGCCTGGGCGAGCTGCTGGACTTGCTCGGCTTGCGGCTTGAGTTGCGGGTTCGCGTCGGCGGCCAGCTGAGCACCTTGACCAGCCTCACCCAGCCAGGTGGAGGTGATCGATGCACCGGAGTTCACGGCGTCGGCGGTATCGCTGATACCGCCAGATACGCCCTGTACCAACTCAACTGCATCCATCGGGTTGACCGCACCGGACTGTGCTGACGATGCCAACGATGCCCCAGCTTGGGCAGCTGAGCCGAAGTTCTGCGCCGCCGATCCCGCGGACTGACCCAAATTCACACTGTCAGACACGGTGTTGGCGATATCGCCGGGCAGCGATTGACCCATCTGCGCACCATCTTGGGTCAGCGCCTGCGTGTCCGGGCCCTGCGGCTTCTGGTCATCTTGCTTGCGGCGACGAGTAGACACTGCACCAAGCAGCAGCGCGCTGGTGTCGTTGTCACCGGATTGCTTATCTCGATCCTGCTGATCGTCCTTCTTCTTGTCCTTGCTCGGCGCCTTGGGAAGCTTCTGATTGCCGTTCTGCTTCTGTTGTTGCAGCTGCTTAGTCATGTCGTCGATGCGCTGACGATCCTGCGTGGATTGCTGCTGCTGGTCCTGCAGCTGGCGAGTCAGGTCGTCGATCTTCTGCTGATCCGACGACTGGTTCGGCTGCTGCCCTGCATCTTGTTGCGGTGGTTGGTTCTGCGCAGGCTGCTGCGGTTGTTGCGCGGGCTGCTGCACACCCTGATTCGATTGACCGCCTTGCGATCCCGGATTCGCCTGTCCGCCGTTGAAATCTGGATTCGGCTTACCTGGTCCTTGGGTATACGGGGTTGCGTTCTGATAGTCCGGGATTTGGGTGCCGTGTGCGGGTTGATCCCAGCCTTGCTGGGGCGCCTGCTGTGCACCTTGACCACCAGTGCTTTGGCTCACCGAGGGCGCTTGGGTGTTGTAGATCGAGATTCCCGAATTTTGATCCAGCGGGGCCTGGTTGGAGCCGTAGTTACCGCCCTGGTAGTCCGGCATCTGATTCGGCATCTGCGGCGGCTGGAACTGAGAGGCATCCGGCCCATAGGAGTTCGACCCATTAGAGCCACCCCCACAATCAGGCGGGCACTGCGCATGCGCCTGCGGCACCGTGGCTGGGGTGAACCAGCCCAGACCAAGTCCTCCGGCCGAAAACATCAGCACGGCAACGACACCGGCGACGGCGGCGGTCTTTTCAGACGCCGCGGTGGCCCAGGCGTATAGCCCTTCTAGGCCTTTCCACCAGCCCAGGTTCGCCCCCACACCCCACACGAGCACGGCAGCGATCGCTGCAGTTGCGGCGAATGTGTTGGCGCCCATGATCGTGGGGGCCAGTTTCGGGGTCAGCCACGCCGCCATGATGATCAGAGCGACACCGCCGGCTACAAGGGCAGCGACCAGCGCGGGATGTGAATGCGCGTTCTTCTCCGCAGCGGTTGGGTCGCGATGTGCAGCAGGGCTTTCCGTTCTTATCAGTCCGGCATCGGCCAGGACCTCCCCAGTCAAACCGGCCAGATACTTACCGCCGGTGAACAATGCCGCCCCCGCAAGGACCGCGACCAACATCTGCCCGACGCCCAGTGCCAGCGACCACCCCGACTCACCAGAAAGGTTCTGCCACCACTGGGCGTATCCGCCGCGCAGGGTCCACCACATGCCCACCGCCCCGACGATGATCCCGAGCGCCGCGACCGTAGATTGCGCCGGCTCAGGCAACCGCTGATTACCCGCCTCGAATGCGGCATCGATGACCGGCTTGAGCCCCCAGATAACGAGTTTGATCCCGCCGCCCAGGGCCGAGAGCCACAGCAGCAACGCCCCAACCCATACCAGCCAGTCCCCCATCTGACCGCCGGGCCGGTACAAGCTGTGCATCCCCGCCACAGCGGCAAGCACCAAGGCAGTCCCGGCAGCGAAAGCGGCCAGACGGCGACCAGCGTCCCCGGCGCGACTCGAACGCACCTCAAGGCCGCGGTCAGGAAATTCGGCAGCCCCAGCGCTGGTTGACGTCAAAGTGCGGCAATCGGTCACTGCAGTCAGGTGTTCTGTTGATCTGTCGCAACCGGCCACAATCTTCTCCGTCAAGTCTAGGCAAAGAACCTGGACGCAACAATACCGGCATCAACTGACAGTCGTCTACTTGTATAGCAAACGCTGAATAGAGGCAAGTGCTGGTCAGTCACCCGGCGCGCCGCGCTCGTTCGCGGCGCCGATGGGTCACCTTCTCGCATTCTTTCTCGTTGAGTTTGGCTACCACGTCGTCATAGGCGTAGAGCTTCTTGCATCCTGGCGTCCAGGCCTGATTACGCTGCCCGTCGGCGTGTAGGTAGGACCGTGGCGCGACGCGGCCCAGCACCTTGTAGAAGGTCGCCGAGGCCGGGGCCTCGCCGGCGAGCTTCATCATGCGCAACACATCCGCTCCGGTCATGGGCTGATTGCGCGCGCGGGCCCTCATATCCTCACGGAGTTCATCCACGCCGTACTTCGATCGGCACCGCGGGCACGCGACGATGGTCTCGCCCTTCTCTGCGTAGAGCTTCACTCCGCAGGCGAGCGGGACACCTTCGTCGGTCTCCCCCATCGACTTCGAGCACTCCCCGAAGAGTTGGAGCTCGGGTCGGTCAATGGCCCTGTGTGCCTTCCTGGTGAGCGCTACGAGTTCGTCGTACAGCTCGGCGGCGTTCTCCTCGGACATGATCGCCAGGAGGTTGTGGGCCAGCCAGCGCGCCATGTCCGCACTCGTGGCCGTGTAATTGACGGGGATGCGGCGCCACCCGGGCCGCAACGGACCGATGAAGTCGGGCTCCACCGATTCCAGCGGCAAGAACCGAATGCGACGCCCCTCGGTGATCTGCTTGACCCACGAGGTCAGCTCGGCGTGAATCTGGTGACGCAACTTGGATGCCCGGCTATCCGGGAGCAGTGGCGTGGAGTCGGGCGCTGTACGGACGCTGCTCGACCCCATTCGAGTCTGTAGGTAAGCCGACTCCATCAGCCGGTCCAGGTACCAGATGATTCCCGGCTCCTCCCCCTGTGCCTCAGTTGCCTTGCGGCGGGACACTTTTTGGCCGACAAGCAGTCGCCGGATGGTCTTACCGCAGTTCCAGCACAGGAACAGCTCGCAACGTTCTCCGCAGCGGGTGCATTCAGTCACAGAATCCTCCGGTACTCGATGATGTCGAACTCGGATTCGTCTTGGGCCTCTAGCTCGGCGATCGCCTGCAGTACTTGGGATTCGGGCATCAGTCACCTGCTCTGAGTCGTTCAACGCACGGGCAAGATTTGAAGCCAGTGCCGTTGGGATGCGGGCATTTCAGACCTGCTTGAGCGCCGCAGGCGGCGCAGGCGCGCTTGATCGCGTCGTTCACGTCGTAGGGGCCAGGCTTATCGTGGCGCCCGGTCTCGTCCTCGTAGTCGCTCACGGCAACAGCACGCCAGCCATTAGACGACCGGATTGACGCTCAGCACTCATCGATCGCCTACCCAGCTCAGGATGATTCTCGCCGGTCTCGCGCGCGTTACCTGCGCAGGATTCATCCCCAACGTAAGGAAGATTTTTCGTTAGTACGTCTCGTCCGTCCGTCCGTGCATACGCCGGTCGCACATGCCGACTGCATATGCCTGGCGCATGTGCCGACTGCATATGCCAGTTGCATCTGCCCGTGGCATGTGATTGATTCACTGAACCTCCCCCACTCCATGCCAACGCTTCATCGCAGCGTCCCGGGCGCGCTCCTTGCGCTTCTGTGTCTCGTCGTTGGAGGGTTGGAACTCGGCCCAGGAGTTGATCTCCCAGCCTCCCGGGCACTCCGACCACAGCCCCACATCCACCAGCGCCTTGGCGTCAGACTTCGTCGCGTGCAGGAAAGGCAGGCATGCGGATGGGAGAAATCCATCAGTCCCTTGTGCGCCGGCGTACCCGAGTGATGCTGTCCAGACGAAGGCTGCGCGGAACTTCTTGTCCTCGATCAGGTAGAGAATTTTGGGGTTCTGAGCGAATTGGGAGTCCAACCGGACCCATGGCAAGCCCATCAAGCCATCTCTCGAGGTCGACGTGAATGACAGGAGCACGCCGGTACTGTCGATTCATGGATCGTCAATGGGCGCGTACGAAGCTCGCTGATTTCGCAGAGACCGCCGATCGGTACGTCGACCTTTTGAAGGATTACGGGCCGATCGACGGGGACACCCGCGTTCAAACCACGAGATTGTGGCGCGCCGAACCAACCATCAGGAGAATCCTCGCAGCGCTCGACGCCTCCCTCTCCGTCAACGAGGAGAAGCTGGCCCCTCAGCTCGACCTGAGCCAGGAGCATGGAGCAGCTGCCGCAGTGCTTCTGATGCATCGAGCGATTGGCTTCGTTGAGAATCAGGATGAGTGGGCCATCCGGCTCAGCCCCGAAGCGCCAAATCTGCGAGCAGACCAATTCCACCCCTGGGTATGGGGCCCTGCTGGAACCTTTTGGGACAGTGATCATTACCGCGCAGCTGTTGATGCCGCAGCACGAGCAATCAACGCTCACACTCAGAAGAAGATTGATCGGTTGGACATCCACGACGACGATCTGATGAACCAGGCATTCACCGACAAGCCCAAAGCGGGGCAGAAGTACCTCCGACTTCCGGGCGATCCGAATGACAAGACCCTCAAGAGCAGAAACAACGCACTCGGCCCATTCGCGCGAGGATGTATCGCAGGCATCCGCAACCCCGCCGCGCACGAACATGGCGCGGACTGGAACGAACATGACGCGCTCGAAAAACTCGCCGCCCTGAGCATCCTCGCGCGGTGGATCGACGAGTGCGAAGTACTGGTAGGCACCTGACTCCCATGGGGTCCTCGGTGCGGGCGCCACCAATGCACCTCTGGATTTGAACGGTTGCGCAGGCCCAATCCGGCTACGCTGATTTGCTATGGACGACCCACATTCCGTCGCTATGCCGAGCCTCAGTGATCTCACCAACCTGTTCTTTCCAGACGGGCCCACACCAGACCAGGAGGACGCCCTGCTTGAGATTGCGAGCGCTTTCGAGGCGCTGGAACAACGGATAGTGGAGCTAGAAGACCGAATCGACGAACTCAGGTAGGCCGCAGTACTCGCCAAGACCGGATTGACGCTCACGTCACTACCGAGTGTGCACCTACCAATGCGCGCAACCCGCGTAGGCATTCTCGCCCATTTGACGATGTCTTGAGATCCGTTGTCGCTCATCACTCACTCGCTCTCGGGTCAGCTTCGAAACCATGGCAGTCACACACGGAAGTGCCCCGCTGGTAGGTCGGCCATAGCACTGAACTGCAGCGAGGATTGCGGGGGCCATCGTGGTCGCTGTGCGGATGGGTGCAGACGCAGATCGGATTGTCGGACATCATCTTCCGTGTCATGCTGCCCCCTTGCGACGTAGTTGCACCTTCACCGATTCCAGCTGGATGCCCATCGCTTCGGCGATCTGTTCGTCGCCGCTGAGGACCCACTGGTAGTCCTCGTACTCCTGCATCCAAGTCGACTTGCCGCCGAGATCCGGTGCGACGCCGGGGTCATCGATGGTGTCCTCGTCCCAGGCGAAGGGCACGGGCCATCCGTTCGCGCTCGCGTGCCGGCGGGCTCGCTCCGAAGGCCCCGGCGTTAAGTGCAGCCGAGTGAATAGCTCGGCGATCTCGCGGGCACGCCGGGCAAGTACGCGCTCGCGTTTGAGGGTGTTCAGGAGCACGTTGCGGTGAGTGCCCATCATCTTGGCCAGGGCATCGAAGCTCCACCCGATCGCCGCGAGCGCCTGTAGTCGCCTCACGGTGCCGACCGCACTCACATACCCATTGCCTGCGAATCGCCCGGGGATGGGGATCGTGAGAATGCATTGAGCGGTCAGCTTGCGAACCGAGTCGTACTCGCCATACCGGATCAGGCGCACGCCGTGCTCACTCATCTCGGCCCGCTCGGCGATGTGGGCCCACGGCAATCCGGCTTCATGAAGCAGATCCAAGCGTGCTCGCACGGGCGCGCTATCGACGTACCCGCGTTCGGCCAGCTCGTAGTGCTGCTTGCAAAGACCCTGCCGGAAGCTACTTCTCGACATCGCACGGCTACGACTGGAGCAGTTGGATCGTGCGCACTTCATGCCGCCACCAGGCTTCCGTCATCGCAAAGCCGCATCGTCTGCTCATGGCGGTAGAACACCGCAACCTCCGCGGGCTCCTCGTTCTGGTCAACGATGAACCCGAGCTTGCGCGCCTCGCCCCGCTCCCCTGTCTCCAGGAAGCTATGGCACCAGGTGCATGCCATGAGCCCATTGGCGGCCAGGCGCGACGAGTGGCGCTTGGTGCCGCCGTTGCCCCGGGGCCGACGATGGTGGCCGACCAACTGGCTGCCGCTGCCCTGACATACCTTGGGCCACTGCACCTCGCAGAGTCCTCCGCAGCGCTCACGCATAAGTTGCAGCGCCTCGGCGGTGAACTCGGCCTTCATGCTGCCGCCCTGTCAATCGCCTCGAAGTGATCCATGGTCGCCCGTAGCTGTTCCAGATCAGTGGCGGTGTTCAGATCACCACCAAACTCCTCGTTGAACCAAGCACCGGCATCAGCCGCTTCAATCCCCTTGGCCTTGAGTAGCGCTCGAAGCTCGGTCTTCATCTGCTGCGCCGGCGGAACATCCGAGGCCTGCAACGGTGTGGTCTTGCGCTGGGACATGCCGGGCTTCATGACGTCGAAGATCAGCCACTCCAGCGAGAAGTCCTTCACCGACCTGGGCTGGTCCACGCCGGGCCTCACCCCGTACGTTGGTGATCGCACCCCGACGACAACGGGCGGCCGCTCACGGGACAGCTGCACCCATGCGGTGGCTTCGTAGGCAAGGTCCTTCTGGCCCTCAACGCGGTAGTCGCGCTTACCGGTGGGCTTACCGTCCTCGACCTCGGCGACTTCCTTGCCGCGGGCGGTCATGACCACGATGCCTGGGAATGCCACAAGGATTCGCATCAGCTGGTAGTGCCGCTCGCTGACGTCGTTCCAGAAGTTCATCGACGGCTTGATCTCGGCATCAGGATCCTTAGCCAGCTTGGCACGGTTGGCCGGGGTGTTCCTGGCGCGCTGGTCTGCCCAGTCCTTGAGGAACGTCCATTCGTTGGTCATAGAGTCGATGACGAGCACGACCGGGGGCTCACCGGCGGCATGTGCAGCTTTGGCGAGCTTGGCCACTTCCTCGACCTGGTGCACGATGTCGTGCCAGGTGCCGTCATGCTCGATGATCAGATAGTCAGCACCCGGGATGACCGAGTACTCGTCGGCGGCGTCTTCTCCGAGGTCGAGCCAGTAGGCCTGCCCGATCCTGTCCGAGGCGGTGAACTGCGCTGCGGCGTAGGTCTTCCCAGATTTCTCGGGCCCCTCAATCAGCACGAGCGGGAATGGGACCACGCCGGTGGGCTTGCGAACGGTCAGTGTCACTCGTCCACCACCTCTGCGTCGATGACGCCGTCTGCTAATTCCTTCAGGCCGTCGAGCGTGAATCGCCGTTGAGCAATGAGCTCGGACACCACCCCGGCGACGTCCTCGGAGGGCTTCACGGTGTACGTCGGATCCTTGAGATAGGAGACCGCCGCAGGGCAGACCTCCCCTATCAGCCACACGTCGCCCTCGGGGTCGATCACTGCGGAGTCGAGCAGCTTTTTCTGAAACGGCGCCCGCACCGCCTCGACAATTTCCTCCGGATAGCGCTCCTTGACCCACACAAGGAATCCGGCCGAATCCTCAATCCGGCAAGACTGTTTCGGGCGGGAGGCGAAGATCTGCCCGATCATCTTCTCCAGGGCCACGGCGTCAACGGCTCGCACGCCGTCGGCCTTCATCCGCTCGACCGCGCGGGCCTTGGCAGCCTCTTTGCGCTCGTCGGCCAGCTTGCCAACGTGCGCCCACAGCACCGCCTCCGCAGCGATGTCCGATATCCGTTCAGCACTCACTGCTTTTCTCCCACCATCCCCATGACTGCCACTGCCATCTCTTCGGGCGGCAGCGATATACCTGTGCGCTCGAACACCACCTCCGGGGCTCCGGGGTAGATACCTATGCGCATACCGTTGAATCCCAGGGTCATTCGATCCGTATCGATGGCCTTGAGTGCTGCAGCGAGGCGCCGTCCATTGACCGCCACCTTGGCCGGCGCGCCGGAGAACCTGTGCGGTGTCAACTCGTCGCGAATGAGCCCGTCGCCGCCCAGATTCTGAACCGCGAGACTGCCTTCGGCCGCGTACAGCTCAATGCGGGCGTAATCCCCAGAGCTGAACGCGGAGGCGCGACTGAGCATCGTCACGAGGTGGCTCTTGGTCACCTCGCACACCGTGGTGACCTGCTGCGGATAGACACGCTCGACAGATGGAAAGGGGTAAGCCAGGATGCTCATCGTTGAGGCGGATCCAGCCCCCGACAGTGCGAATAGGTTCTCGTCCCAGGACAACTCGATCGACCCGTCAAAACCCTTCCAGGGGCCAACCGCATCAGCCAGGAGTCCAGCGGGCACATCCACGGTCGTCACCTCATCTGCGGCGAAGTTGAACGGGATCTGCTTGACGATGACTGAGCACTTGTCGCAAGCCGTCAGTTCGAGGTATGCCTCGGTGGCGACCAGGTGCACCGCCGTCCACTCATGCAGGGCGGGATCACCCGCGGCGAAGGGTGATGTCGCCGCGACCGCCGCACTAAACTCCGCTGCCAGCACCGATCCGACGACGCGGTCCTCGGCAACCTGCGGCAGCTGCGGGTAGTAGTGGGACTCCATGAGCGGCAGCACGAATGAGGCCTTGCCGCAGCTGACCGAGAGTGTGCCGTCCTGGGCGTCCAAGGCCACCTCGGCGTCCGAGGGCAGCAGCTTCCCGATGGTCGCAAGCAGACGGCCGGACACCAATATGGGTCCATCGACTTCTCCCACGTCGGCGCCGACCTCCATGCGGATGGATCGCTCGTAGTCGTAGCTGCTCAGTGCCACGGACCCGATCAGCGGCTCGACGAGGATCCCGGCCAAGGTCGGCGTATCGGCCGCGCGCGGTAACCCCGCTGCGACAGAAGCGATTGCAGGCGCAAGCGCACTGGAGCGCACGGAGAATTTCACAGGAGCCTCTCCGCGTCCTCTTCGGTCAGGATCACGATCCGAGCCCCGGGGCGCAGGGAGATCACATCACCGGGTGTGAAGTCACCGGTGATCACGATTCCGTCGGTGCTGAACTTGTCGACCTCTGCTGCGTACGCGGTCATGATGCCTCTCCAAGAATTGTGATTTGCGGTTCAATGCCCAACGCTCGCAACAACAAGTCGCGCGCGTTGAGCAAGCGGAGACGCTCCGCCATGTCAGTTTCTTCACGCAGCATGTGGGCGATGTCCAGCAGGACCGACCCCGGATTGCGGATGGTCTGCAAGGTCATCACTCACGGCCTTTCAGCAGGTCGAAACCCACAGTCAGCTGGTCGTACGCCCGCTGTAGCGAACAGGTGATCGCGGTGAGCTCCTGCGCCCGAGCCAGGTCGATTGTGCGCACGGTGACAAGGGTTTTCATTGCCTGCAGCACCTCATCCCGGGCAATGTGCGCTACCAACTCGGCGGCTTCTTTGGTCTCGATGGCAGTCACTGGCCACCGCCTGCGAACCAGAGCACGGCCACGAAGAACACTGTGAAGAGCAACATCCACGCCATGGCAGTCCAGTTCTGTACCCGCAGTCGTGCAGCCTGTTTCGCGCATGGCGGGCACGGTTTGAACGTCTGATGCACCGTGCACACCGGCACGGTTAGCTCGATCACTGGCCCTCCCCCTGCTGCTGATACTCGGGATGCTGGCCCGCCATGTGACGCTCCAGATTGGCGAATGATCTGTTGCAGCATGGGCACACGCCGCTCGCGATCCGCCTCTTGGTCTTGGTCAACTGACCTTTAGTCGCGGCGTGCGCGCGGCGCTCCGATTCCAGGCGCCTCTGCTCGGTGCGGATGTCGGCCTCGCGAGCCTCCACCTGCCGCTGCAGCCGCTCGGCACGCTCGCGCTGCTTCTCGGCCTCGGTCTTGCCGTAGTAGTGCTGACCGTGGCCGGCCGGGCAGTGGTAGGTCTTGTGGTCCTCCTTGCGGCGCCGCTGGAAATCGGCTGGGACGGCGAAGGCCATGCTGCAGTTGCAGCAGCACTCCACTACCAGCTGCTCGGTGTACTCGAGAGTCGTCATGCCGCCCACCTCGGCGCGTCAATCCACCAATCCCCCGCCAGCGTGGGCTTGTAGCCCAGCTCCTCGGCGATCTCCAGGTAGCAGCCCCCGAACCAGCTCGGGTCGGTGTTGAACTCCGGCACCGGAGTACCCGTTGTCTCTGACACCTCGAAGGCCACCCCGATCAAGTGCCCGATGGTGACTCCGATTTCCACCAGGTCTTCCTCGGGGGTGTCGTCCTCGGCATCTAGCTCATGCTGGATATCGACACACCGCAGCTCGGTCGCTGTCATGCCGACCTCCCTGGCGCGACGCCCGCTGCCGCGACGTAGCGCTGGAGCAGATCGGTGTGGCGCGGGCAGAACGTATTCACCGACAGCCGAAGGATGCGACCAGCGTCGTACGACGAAAACCCCTCCCCGGCAACGAGAACACCCACACGGGTCACACCCGGCAAGGTCGGGGTGGCGTCCAGCTGCTTGCAGACGAGCCCGCCATAGCTGGCCGTCCAGTCACTGACGTCGTCGGCATGCGCAGGTGGTGAGCTCATCACCACCACCGACATCGCGGCGCTAGCCGCCGCCACTCTCCTAACTCGGGACATGGTTGATCTACGCTGAAACACGCTGGTCTCCTTTGGCTGGCTACGAGGACGTCGGCGCTGTCTTGCCGTCCAAAGTTCGACAGCGCCGACGTTTTAATATTCAGTTGTGCGACATTCGATTACGCGCTTCTGCGGCGCTCCTGGGCGTATCTGTTTAGCTCAGATAAGCGGACTATCACCTTGCGGGACCCGTGCTGCTCGGTGGCGATCTCATCTCGTGCACGCAGCTCGTCGAACTCGCGCTCTGACACCCCGAGGTACTTCGCAGCCTCGATCCGCGGGATGAATGGGTCATAGACCTGAGCGCCCTCGAGGGCCGCATCGATCATGTCTCTGATTGCGGATTTGTCCGCAGAGGTCAGGGCCATAACGCCACCTCCGACACGCCGTCCGTACTCCTGGACCTCGACGTATGCCGACGTATGGTTGATACGTACGAACAAACTTTCGATATGGGGAGGGGGTGAATTCCATGGCATCTCGCGGAGCATCGAGCTCCGGGCGCGGCAGCAGTTCGAAGAGCACCAGCGCCCGGAGCGCGATCAGCGGCCGGTATGTGACGAAGGCTTACGCCAATAAGCATCCGAACACGACCGTGAAGGAGACCCGCAAGAAGTAGCGTGCGGCCCTTCGCTCGGAGCGGGGTTTCTACGGGGAAGTGGTAGCCCCGCTCCGAGTCCACATCATTGCGCATTGCGATCACCCCCGCGGCTGACCCACTCCCGCACATCGGCCCAGTCGTAGCGGACCCACCTGCCGACTTTCGACCACTGCGGACCGCGCCCGGCCTGGCGCCACTGCGCCAGAGTCACGACGCTGACTTTCAGGTACTCGGCGACTTCTACTGGTGTACCCAGCGGTTCAAGCGAATTCATGCTTCCGCCTCTTTGATGGTGCCCGACGGCCGCGCGGTGAACACGGCACGTCGGACCCACGCCTTACGCTGCAACCACCGCGCGGTAAGGATCGCGTCGGCTACATAACGGGTTAGCGCCCGTGCAGCGTAAGGAGCTCTGCCATGGCCGAAGGATTTGATTTTCTCAACGACCACATCCCGGACGGATTCGAAGCCACCCGAGCGTTCCGCGATGGGGTCGTCGCCGACATCGCCAAGCACGGGAACGAACGAATTACCGTCCTCCACTCCATAGCCAGTCGGGCTGCGGCCGCAATCCCAGCCCTTGAGGAGCGCTTGATCGCCATCGAGAAGCGCATTGAGCAGAGCGGCGGATAGCGCCGCGCCTGTCAAGAGAGGTCCATCGGCGGCGGTCATGCCGGCACCACCCCATCCGCGGTGGCTGGGTGCCGTGATTTTCCAGCAGCCCATCGCAAACCGGCATCGGTCTTGGGAATCACTTCTAACATCAGACCGGTAGCAACCATCAAAGGAGATGTCATGACCTGGACCGCGAGCCCCGGCCGTAGCGGCCACCTGCTGTTACTGACAAACGAGACAGGTTTCGTCGCAAAAGACGTCTCGATGCAGTTGCGCGGCCACGCAGTCGGTGGGATGTTCGGCAACCCGGAATGGTCATTCTCCGCTCCACAGATCGCAGATGGGCAGTCAGTGGAGGCCCCATTTCGGGCTGCATGGGGCGCGGCGACTGATCCACCGCGCCTGGAAATCACCTGGACCGCCGCAAACGGCCAGACCTGCTCGCAGACACTCCTTCTGCCGTTGTGAAAGTGCACGGTGGCTGCGCCGAGTCGATAGCCAGGCTTTGACCGATCGCATGCAAGCGCGGTCATGACTCGCGCCGATCGCCAGGTGCACTTCCTGGAAACACAGCCCCTGCGTCCGGCCATGTGATCCGGCTTGAACGCTCGACAACAGCTGTCGCGCCGAAGGATTCGATCAGGTCTGCGCGCTTCAGTGCGGTTCGCCGGGTGCCGTAGACCTTGTTCACGACAGGCCACACGAATTCGTCGGTGCCAAGGATCTCGGTGTAGTTCCCAACGGGCCGCCATCCGGGCGGGCGCCAGCCGGGGACGGGCTCGGTCCACAGCTCGCCGCCATATTCGACCTCATGGTGGGAGCCCTCCGGGTAAGACACGACTCGCACTCGGTATAGGTGGTCCCCTGCGAACTTCATGCCGGATCACCTCCGCGCAACTCGCGCGGCAATTCCAGGGCCCGGTGCTCGGCGACGTACTTCGCGATGCGCTTCCAGGCGTAGTCCTGGCCGCGTGCGGTGAGTTTCCCTGTGGCCCAGGCGTGCCCGTTCTTCGCAGTGCCCTTGTCAGTGAAGGCGAGCCCTCGCTTGATGGCGTCAGAGGTGGCATGCCCAGTGTCGGTACGCTCACCCCGGATGAACAGTCCGATATGCCCCAGGAACCGCATTACCTGCTCTTGGCGGATTTCGACGTTCTGCTTGCGGCCCCATGCAATGACCTCGCGGGAGAACTCCTGCCGATGAACGGTCGAATCGGATCCGGTGTGTGCCTCGGCCTTCGCGACGAGCGGGGCGTCGCGGTCGATCGCGGCCTGGAGCATCTTCGATTTCAGCTCGGCCGCTTCGCGTGCATCCTCGGCGTCGATGACCATCTGCGCGAGCTGGCGCGTGTTCGGCAGCTCGATCACGGGCGCCGCATTGGTGAGCTGCTGCCGCATGGCATAGAACCCGGCGACGAGGCGCTTCTTGAAGTCGCGGACCACCTCGTTGTTGCGCATGTAGGTGATGAGCAAAGCCGACTGTGGTTCATTCAGGACCGCGAACTCGGTGTCGCCGCCACCGTGCTGGCCGACTTCTCTTGGTCGCGTTTGAAACGCGACCAAGCCGCCCAGTTCGTTGAGGTCATCGATATTGCCCCGAATCAGGCCGAGCACATTCTTGTGCTGATTGCCCGTTTCGGTGGCGATCACCAACGACGTGGTGAAGGGCTCACCGTCTGATCCCGCGAATACCAACTCGCTGTTGGTAGGTTCAAGGTCTGACATGGAAGCTGATTCCTTTCTTGTCGGCGCCCTCACCCCTGCCCGGGTGGGGGCTCCTTTCTCGCGCAGTGAGCGTTCGATTCTGTACGTTTCGTTTGGAATCAATAGATGCCTCGGCCACAAAAAGGAGCGCCAGGGGTACGTCGAGCGCCTCCGCGATACGTTCAGCGAGACCGGGGCTGCAGGAGCGCTTCGCTCCGCAGCAAAGACCGTGAATGAAGGTCTTGCTACATCCTGCATATCTCCCCAGCCGAGACATGGAGAACTTTCGCTGGCGCATCAGCGCCCTTAGGGTGTCGCCGGACTGCAGTCGCATCCAAGCCCCCTTCGGCCATCGGGTGTACGTCACAGATCCTCCTAGGTTGACGGCACTATGTCAAGAATATCCAAATGTTTTATAGATACTTGGTTTACGATTGTCAATGAATCACACTCTTGTATTTCTCCTGCCAGCGGAAACAGGGCACTATGAAGGCCACCAATTGGTGAACGACAACCGCAACCGGATGATCCATCCGAGGTGAACGAATGTGCGGCGCTGCTCATTGCGAGGCGCCACAGACAGGAGAACGGTTCCCGATATGGGACATTTGATCGACATCGTCCAGTCGCACATGGATGCTTACGGCGTCTCCGAAGCCGAAGTGTCGCGACGCATCGGGGCAAGCCCGGCGACCGTCAATACCTGGAGGAACAGCCAAATCCGCCAGCTGCCGCGTAGGGAATACCTCGAAGGTCTCGCCGATCTAACCGGACGCAAATACAACGACGTCCTACTTGCCGCGCTCAGAGACTCCGGCTATGTCGCGGATTCGCAGGGGTACACCATCAGTCAACTCGTCAGCCATTCCCTCGTCGCAGGCACTGGCAAGGCGATCACCCTTGCGGAAGACCTTGTAGCCAAGGCGATCGACATCGTCGATGCGGACCTGTTAACGCCGGAAGATCAAGCCGATATCGCGTCGCAGAAAGCCCGACTTAAGCAGGTCACGGAGATCCTCTACCCAACTCTAAGCACCGAAGCGGGCTCAAAACGATACGGCCAGTTGCTTCTTGACATTCTCAGGCAGACCAAAGAGGTCTATCGCCGGTATATCGAGCGCGGGGCCGAACTGATCCGAAACCCTCCCCAGCTGCCAACATCGCCTCCCCCTGTCGCCGGGCCGATGGCAGGCCCCGGCGTTGGAAGCATCGGCGGCTTTACGAGCCGTCTGATGACTGGAGTGGTGACACCGGCTGCTCCAGTAACAGCCAACCCTCAGGAGCGGGTGAAGTCCTCACACGAGAAGCGAGCCGAGCCGACTTCAGGGCACAGAAACAAGATCACGCCCGTGCAACCCGACCGACCGGCGGACGAGGGCTCGCTGGTCTACACCCCACGGGAGGAGAGTACGCTCGCGCTTCTCCAGCGCGTCGCCTCTCTGGACAAGGAGCTGGATGTCGTCGACGACTTCGATCGCTTGAAGCGCTCGTACGCGTCGGTCGTCGACACCCCTGTAGGAAGTAGGGATTATCGGGCGGCTGTCGCATCCCTCCTTCGGGGCATCTCCGACCGTCTCCGCGATTACAACGACCCCGAACTGATCCGCGACATTGCCACTCTCATCAAACAGTCCGAGGCGCATGCCAATCAGAAGACAACATCGTGACCAGAGAAGTCCACGGAACATTCATCGGCACCGCACACATCCCAGTAAGAAGCCAACTGCAACAGACGTTCCTGCAGTTCAAGCACCTCTTCGTGCTCGGTTTTTGTCAACATTTCTCCACGTAATGTGGACAATGTCATGCGGTGAGACCTACGATCGAGCATGACAACACCCTTCTCTGTGCCTACGGATATCGGTTTAGTCATCGGATGCCCCTGGCCCGCCAGCCGGGGGCTCCGTCATTTCGGTGGCCCCCACGGGGATGGTCCGTCGACCTCTGTATTCAATTGTGGACGGAAATAAGATCGAAATCTGCCCGTTTTGGGGCGAGTTTGCATAACACAGCCATCCTCGCACCCGCTCGGGCCCGTACTGCCAATACTGACCATGCCTCTTTCAATCGTTCTGTAATTCGATCACATCTGACAATCTCCGCAACTAGGTGCGCCAGTGCCCGACATCGACCATGAGTTTCCAGCTCTTCGTGTCGATAAGAAGCTGCCCACATGGCGATTAAACCAGGTTTGAAAACGAGCGCAACAAGCGAACTTTGGGCCCTCTAGCAGTGCATTTGCTGTCGCAGCTACCTTTTCGCCCGGCATCGCAACCGGCGTCTCACTGCTCGTGGTGCACTTCGTAGGGCGCTTCGTTGTGCCTTTGACGTGCCCTTCATGGAGCCCGTGTTTCACGCTTCGTAGGGCGCTTCGTTGTCCCCCGCGAAGCATCCTTCCGCTTGCAGCGCGGTTGACAGTCGCGCTAGCTGGTACCTCGGGCGCCGAAGGCTCATCGGCGCCCACTATGGAGAAGCCCTGCCACAGAGGGACCACCAACGAACTCGTCTTGAACACCCCCGGTTTCCCATGCGATGACGGTAACGGCTCGAGGTAGACAATCGTTGTTGGCCCGGGATACGCCTCCGTTCCACCAAGGTTTGGCGCCTGACCCCTTCAGCACTGCTCACGATCATGGAATCGAGGCCATCGAGCCGGCGCGACATACGACCACCACTGACCACAGCTGATTTACGTCGAGCCTTCAGCGCTTCGAGAGGTGGATACACCGGTCGTCTCCCTTCCATCATTCGGACCGTAGAACCGCAGCCGGCCAACTGCCAACCACTAACGACGAAAACTTTCAGACGGTCGCCCAGCCCCCTGAGCTAAGCACACGATCGACACAAGAACAATGCCCAAAATCCCCAATTCGGTGGTATGTCAAGGTATTTCATACACCTATTCGTTGTATAGGTGCGTAGATTGTGCAATTGACACAGAAACACGCAGTTGCACAAAACAGTGCAACTGCACAGTCCCAACAAGTTTGGAGCGCAGGAAACCAGGGACCAGCCACTGCGAATCTGCATAACTAGTCCGAAGCCGTCGACCACCTCGACAACGTCTCAACAGGCGAACGTGAATAATCGATTCTCTCGGTTTTGCCGCTCATCATTGAACGCTCCTGCAGTCGGGGATCTGCTGACATCAACTACGACGTCACCCCAGACTGATTCGGTTCCAACGATTTTCAACTATGTGGAGAATGTTGAAATGTCACACCGATAGCGGCGGATGGCACCAAGAGTAAAGAGCGGCAGCCTGTTTGGCCGCATAGGCCATCGCTGGCCTGGAGCCGCGGGAAAGAACTGCGTGCGCCTCTTCAAGCAGATCCCGAACGGGCCGCAACAGCTGGTAGTCGATGTCGTTAGACCGCTTCGGTAACGGTGGATGCTCGTCACGGGTTATTGACGCTTCGAAAGCTGCTGCCGTGTTCGGCGCAACCACTCGACCCGCGAAGTACGCATCGACCATCTCGTCATCTGCGCGCATCTTCACCGCATAGCGCCGGTATCCCTCGGACTGCCAACGGATCAGGTCGACTAGCAGCTGCAAAGACGCCGCATCTTGCGGTGAAATCCCATATCCAACAGCGTCATCAAGAAACGCGTCGAGCTGCCAGGCAGCCATGTCGTACAGGCCGGCCGCCAGCTCTAGCCGCGGCGGATCAAGTCGGGGCTGTGGCCTGTTCATGTTCTCCAACCTAGTTGTGATGTTCCGCCACGTTGGTGACACGGCGGAATGCTATGTCGTACGCCAACACAACCCGACTGTCGCACTCGGTCAGATCATCCCGTTCAGGTGCAACGTCACCACCACGTGCAGAACGTGGCCAAGCCCAAGGAACAGCATCACCGCACCCACGGCGATGAGCCAGCCCCCACCGGGCAGCGCGGCCGGCGGGCGATCATCGTCGAATCCCGCCGCCTCGCCCGGATGCAGCAGGCGCCGGTCGTCTTCGCGTTGCCAACGAGCACGCGCAAGTCGGCGGCGAATACCGACAACGATCAGCGCGATCCCCCCGCCAACGAAAAGGGCCGCGTAAATCGCGGCGGTAGTCCAGGATGTATCGTTACCCTCCGCGAGCACGTACTCGACCATGTCCCGTTCCCCTCACAAGCACTGCTATCAAGTTCGTTCCGCCGCCACCAATGTCACGAAGTAGCACATCTAGTTCGTCGGAGTTGATTGCACGATCAATCCAGGGTTGCGCCCAAGACTGTCGTCTCGGAGGTTGCCGGGAAAACATGGTGATGCACCGATCAGCGATGGCGCGAACTTGGGATCTGTGCGTGCCTCGATTTGTAGCGTGTAACCGTCGGGAGCGTAGCCGAAACGATTAGGCTTGGTGAAGCCGTCGCGTTCGAGTACTTGCCAGCCCCACTGTTTCCATACATCGCCGAGGTGGGCGATAGTGGCATTGAAATCTGTTGCAGGCGGCAGGTTTATGTCTCGCCAGTCTTCGAAGTGAACCGGGGAATTGTGGTCTTTGGGCTCATCTTCGCAGTAAGTAGTGCCGGTTCCGACCACGTAGCGGCTTCCATCCAGGGTGCTTCCCGCGGGAAGCGCATCGACGCTCTGCTGTAGGTACTTGAGCACAGTGTCACGTGCTTCTTGTTGGCTGGCAGGGATTTTCGGGTTAGTGACTTTGGGAGTGGGTTCCATCGGTCCTCCGGGGATGAGGGTCGCGCCTGACGGTGTCGGCGGCCCCAATGGTTGGTCCGGGCGATCTGGGGTACAGGCCGTGGCCGCGATCGTCAACATCACAGCGATGGCCGCTCCGATATGTTTCACGCTTCGTATTGTCATGGCGTGTACCTCGGTGGTGTGACATCGGTGCGTCCGGCAATGATCTTGCCCATGTTATCCAGCGCGGGATTTTTAGCGTCCCAATAGCTGCTATGCGCGTCGACAGTCGGAGTGCCGAACGGTCCGGCCGGCCCCGGTGCGGCTTCGAATGGGATACCACCGAACTGGGCGGCGGCGGGGTCTGGGCCAAGCGTCGCGTACGTGACGATACCGATGATGTCGTTCTCGGCGCGGGTGGAGAAGACGTTGGCACCCGGGGCGAGATTGAGATCTCTTGCGTGCTCGGCCAACACGCCGGGACTCCCGACCGTGATCACGTTGTTGGCATCGAGATGATGCCCGTCAGTCGCCGCACCACCCAGCAGGGTGGATCCGTAGCTGTGGCCGATGACCGTTTGGATGGCTTTGCCTCCAGCCGCCGTGTCGTCGTGCGATGCACGCAAACCTGATTGGAAATCATCAAGCGCCTGCGCCCCGTTGTGGGCGTAACTGGTGGAGGCGGCTTCCGGGATGCTCATGGGCCGGTCATAGCCCATCCATGTCGTCACCGAGACATCTTTTGGCTGCAAAGAAGGGTCTGCCTTTAATGTCGACAGCAGCATCTTCTCCGACTTCTCGGTGCTGTATTCGAGGCGCGCGAGGTCTTGTCCTGTTCCGGGCACGTAGGTGGCGACGCGTTTGGCATTGTCGGGGTTATTGATTGATGTTGCCGCGTGGCCCTTGTCGTCGAGGTAGCCCAGGTAGCGGCGCATGCCGTCCTTGGAATCCAGCGATTTCCCGACTTGCTGATAGCCGGACAGAGTGTGATTAGCGTTGTCCCACTGCTCTTTCCAGTGCCGATACTCCCAATTGCCACCCTTGTTCGTCGGCAGCTTCCCGTCGGCCCAATCCGGGTGTTGCGCACGCAACGTATCGACATCGGCCTGCGCCGCGTGGGTCAGCTCGCCGAGGTGGCGCTCGTTGAATCGTGTGCGATCCTCGAACGGCATACCGGGATGGTTCCCGATGAAGTGATCGCGGTTGTAGAGGTCCTGCTTTTCATCCTCGGTAAGCCCTTCCCACCAGCGGGTGAACTGCTCGGGTTTGGCGAATTCCTTAGCCTTATCGAGAATCCAGGGCACCTTGCCCGCGTCGGAATCGCCTTCGGGGCCATCAAGCAGGCCAACCGCGCGAGTCAGCTGCGCATCGGAGGACTCCCCTGCGGCCAATACCTGTTTAGCGGTCGAAACGATGTACTCCATATCGGAGGGATCGTGATGCTCTTTGAGCGCGGTGACGGTGCCGCTGGTCTTGTCGAGCCGGAATCCATGGTCGGCGGCGTAGGCATCAATAGTTCTCAGCAGCTGTTGCGCCCCGTCGAATCCATCTGCGGCACCGTACATTCCCTTGGTCGCCGCCCGGTAGTCGTCAGTATGGATGGTCATGAACTTACCCAGACTGTCGAGATTGCCGAATGCCGCGGTGGCCGAAACACCGGTCCAATGACCCTGAATCGGCAGCTTGGAGATCCCAGCCTTGGTTTCGTCCATCGACGCGGCTTGTTTCTCCAGTGCCTTGGCCACGTCACGAATGGTTTCGACTTCCAGCCGCTCGATGTCAGCGAGGGTGATCGCCATCAATGCCCCTGCCGAGTAACGAGAAGGTGTTCTGCGCTCATCTCGTCGGTGCGCTCGAATTCGTGACCGATCTGGCGCAATGCCTTGCTGTTGTGCTCCAGCTCATGCTCGACGTTGTCCGAGATCTTTTGCAGAAAGCCGAGCTTGCCCTGCAGCGCCGAGGCCGATGTTCCAATCCATTTGGACGCCGCGGACTTCAGAGTGGCGTTGGCCGCTGTGTGTACTTCCTTGTGCTCGCGCTCAAGCGTCGCCAACTGATCCGAAGACATCAATAGATCCACTGGGTCGACATGCAACCGGTCCCCCACGCCCTACCCCTTCTCTGTCGCTAAACCGTCTGCCTGTCTGCTGGTTTCACTCAAACTTCACATCCCAGCCAAGAGCCTTATAGCGACGAATTTCCCGCTCCCGCATTGCCTTTTCGGCTTTCTCCTGCTCGGACCAGTCACCGATAACACCCGGTGAAGCTGATGGCATATCACCCATGAATTCGTCGGTGTTGTCGTAGTTGATCAGGATCTGCGGCGTCGCGTGATCGTCGTCTTCCTCACCCTTACCGCCACGGCCATGCGCTCCAGCGCCGCCCATCATTCCCATCGGACCGCCACGCACACCCGCCGCGCCCACGGCTGCCGGATTCACGCCGCCGGCACCGCTACCGCTTACCGCACCACCGGGCAGCCCTCCACCACGCAGCCCGCCGAGCCCACCCGGACCGCTCAACGCAGTGCCCGAGCCACCCCCACCAGTACCGGTCGACGACGGCGAGTACCCGGCAGCAGTGGTACTACCCAACGGCAACCCCGAACCACCAGAGCCAGACCCCAATCCAGAACCCAGACCACTACCCGAACCACTACCGCCCGATCCGGACCCCTGGCCGCCGCCTTGCCCACCGCCCGAGCCCTGACCTTGCCCCTGCCCGGCGCCGGCCTGCTGGCCATCACCACCGGCCAACTGCGGTTTGGTGTCCTTGTTGGCTAAAGCATCAGCTCCAGAGGGCGACTTGGGCGTCTGGCTTCCACCACCGCCACCCCCGCCGGTGTTGCCTCCAGTGTCGCCGCCGGTTCCGGGATTGCCGGGAAACGATCCTTGATCCTTCGACTTACCGACATCAGAGACCTTGGGCCGCTGCACATCCAACGGTGAGGTGTACAGACGCTGCGCATCGGCACGCAGTTCCTCGGTCGCCTTGTTCCACTCTTCCAATGTGGCCTTCGAATTGGGGCGCGAATGACTCTGGGGCACATTGTGTGCCTGCGTCAGCACATCAGCATCCTGATCGAGTGTCTGACTGATCTTGTCCGCCAGCGCCGGCAACCCGGAATCCGGATCCGCAACAGTCTTGTAGAACGAATCCAGGTTGGAGTGCGCAGCCGATGGCCCTTCACCGGACCAGAATCGATCATCGTTGAGCCGATTGCGCGCCTCCTGTATCGCGGCACACGCCTGACTCACCTCCGCACCCATCGCCTTGTAGCGACCACTGAGATCGTGCGCTACCGCCGCTTGAATGCCGTTGAGCTTCTGCGTGATCTCATCAAAATTCCGCGACGGCCAACCGTCATCAGCCATGACTATGCCTCCCTCATCACTTCGGTAGCTTCCCCGCAACAACCGTGGCCACCGCCACCGCCTTCTCGCACGTATCCGGCACAGCCTTTGGCCCCAGCTTTGGATCCTGGATACTCACCAGCACGCCGACTGATGCGCGCTGCGCCGGCAGACTTATCCAACAGTCAGGCAGCGGGGTGCCCGGCTTCTGGTAGGTCACGCCGTCGAGCCCGCCCACCTGAATTGGCTTGCTGCCCGGGAAGGTCTCCTCATTCAGATAATCCGACACCGGACGGTTGAGGACCGCGATGTACGTGAACCAGCCATCCCCATTCCAGGTGCACCCCCGCTGGACACGATCTGCCGCACCCGCATCCTCCACAGACTCAGGCTTGACTCCCCAATTCCGCAGCTCATCGGCGGTAAAGGCCAGACACGGATCGAATGTGGTGCCGTCGTTGTACTGATTCGGAGGCGGATGCGGACTCGTCAACGAATTGCTGACAGTCGTACTCGTCGAAGACACCCCGTCGACCGAGGGCGCGGTCGTCGCGATACCGCCGGTCGTCGTGCCACATGCCGATACGAGCACGGCGGTAATCGCGGCAACGGCTGCCACGGACAAGGGAAGGGACGCAGCAGACATCAGTACCCGACCGTCGTCGTGCCATCCTTGTACGGATTGATGCGCCGACCATTGCGTTCCTCGGTGTTCAGATACAGCATCTCCATCGCCAGGAAGTGATCAGCCAACTGCTGGCACGTCGCCCGCATCGAGGTCAACAGTCCCAACGTGACCTGGTTGGATTGCTCGTACTGCTTGCTCACATCCTGACCGGTCGGGAGATCGCCCCAGCCGTCCTGATACGAGCCCTGCTTCCAGTCCTTGAGCGCCTTGTCGAAATGGTCCCGGGCACGAAGCAAGTCCGCAGCTTGGATATGCCCCGCGTTTTCCGACATGTGCACGATCTTGCTGGCCGCATCAGCCGCATCGGAGCGAGCGTTCGGATCCATGCCGTTGATGTCGAACTTGTAGTCGCCCACTGCCCACCTCGCGTTTCATCGTCACAACTGGCATTCATCTAGATACGACGACACTAGGCCCAATCCGGTTCCAATAACTTTCAAGGAAATCTGGGCTCGGTGAGCGACATCATCAACAACGGCTCCGCCAGCCAGAATGGTGCTGTGAAACGGCTGTGAAGGATCTCGATCGCGAGTACATTCCCCTCACCACAAGCAAGATCAAGGGGAGGTTGGGGCTATGGAGCTCACGGTCGGTGCAGTTGTCAGCACGTTCATCGGAGGAATGATGGTCGCCGCGGCAGCGGCTTGGCCGGCCGCCGCAGCGGCACGAACTCAGGCCGATCCGCCGTACGGCAGCTGCAAAGAAGCCCACGCCGACGGCGCCTACAACATCAAAAAAGGCGACCCCGGTTACCGGCCGAAACTGGACCGGGATAACGACGGGGTCGCCTGCGAGGGCTAGTTCCTACGCGCATGCGAGCATCTTGATCGAGCGACCAGCCCTCGTGCACCAACTACGCCAAGCTGGCAGCCGAGAGCATCGCCACAATGGCATCCACATCAGCGCCGCTGCCTCGAAAGTCAGCTGGCACATTGGGGCCGCGGTAGACACCGCTGCGCATCGAACCGACGACAGGTTTCGCGGCACCCCATGTAGTTCGGTCACTGAGCCTGACAAATCTGGGCTCGGTGTTGTTGCCAAGGTCGAGTGACACCCACCCGTGCTGCTCGGTATCGGGCACCGACCGCCCCTCCCATTTGTCCAGCTCGAAGACAAGCAGCCCTCGCCTACCTTGTCGGTCGAACACCTCGGTGGCTAATCCGAAATCCCAGTACATACACACATCATTCCATCGAGATGCCGTGCGTCCCGGTGTAACCGCGAATCAGCAGTGAGGACCCGAGCGAATCCCCTACGATTTCCAAGATCGCGGGGGGAGGTTCTCCGCATTGGTGTCAAACGGAGGTGAGTGATGCCGAGCTACGGCGTCCGGTTCTACAAAGTCGAGCTGTTCTTGGGAGGCAAGCGAACTCCGATCGCTTTCCATGAGGACGATGGCAAGGGAAAAGTACGCAAGTACTCCGAACATCTCAAGGCTGTACTCGACCAGTTCAAAGACACCCAGGTGCGTGGATTCCCACGCTCGCAGGACATCTCAGAAGAATCTGTCGAAGAGGTTCGAAAGAAGACGGCTGTCGTGTTAAACGACGTCGACAAGCTCGGGACTGCCGGCATACATGCGGAGTTCCGGGTCGGGCGATCAGACGACTACGACCGGGCATATCCGGCGCCAGACCTTGGGACCACGGAACATGTGAACCTCATCGACTACACCCCTGCCCGCCCATATCGAGTAGCGCTATTGATTCCTGACACCGGCGAGGTCGGTCTCTTAGCTGTAGAAGTCATCGGCAGAGCATGCCCGTACGAGTTCTTCACCAAGTGGGCGACGAGGTGGTCACGTGACTACCAATTCCTCCAGGACCAGAAGGAGCCGCTAAAGGACGATGCGGTACGGCCGTGGTACCGGTTGCGCCCTGTCGCGCTCGGCAGCAAAGAGCAGCTCGAAGCCTTCCTGAAGGGCGGATCTATAGAGGAGTTTGTACTGATCAACCACTATTTCGACAAGAGTCGAAACGAACGGTTCGAGCGATTCCGCCTCACAGCGAGGCTGGACGTGGCGCAACGAACGCTCGCCAAAGTCAAGCTCAAGAAAGTCTACGAGTTCGAATCAGACGAAGAGTTCGCAAAGAAGCTTGCCAAGGATTTTGGCCACTCTGTCGAGGAACTCGATATCGACGACGGCTACGTGGTTGTAAAGACTGACGTCGGGGTTAAGAAGGTGAGCCCCTCCAGGCAGCCGGACTTCATCACCTATCCAGTGTCAGAAGATCGCCCTACACTGAAGGAGTTCCTGGCCGCCGTGAAGACCCATGGGATTCCAATGGCCAAGGCGATCGACGCCCAGGTCGACTTCAGCTCGTGGTAACGACTGACCACACGAGAGGAGAAGGCACTCAATGCGACTTGACCCGTCACCTCTGATCCTTGGACATTGGCGTGGCCTCTCGAATGTTGACGAACATGGGGAGTACAAGGGCCCTGATTATGTGACCAGAACGATCTTGGTGTTATCGAGCGCCCTTGCCGGCGTTGCGGTTTGGTACTTCCACGTGAGTTTTGCCGCGCCTACTGCATTGCTCAGCGGTTTTGCACTTATGAGCGGCGTGTTACTGGCCGTCTTCGCTCAACTAGCTACTATGCGAGTGCGATTGACCGATCGCGACGACGATTCACGCAGCCGCCGTGTGCTCAAGGACTCTCTGGATGAATCCGTCTCACATGTCCTGGTTGCCGCATTTCTCGGCGTCCTCGCTTCAGGCGTCATCGTGGTGGCGATGTCAGTTACACATCCCATCTCACCTGCTCAACCAGAGATTGAAGGACCCTGGGCAATCACTCTTGCCCCGCTGGCCGTTTATGAGGCGCTCCTGTTGGTCATCTTGATACCGCGCTTGTACAGCGCATACACGCGGGTCAACGATGTCGCAAGGGAGCTGAATGGCTACGTGGGAGGGTAA